TTTACTACATCCAACTACTATCAGTGCAGTCATAATTAAAAATAGAAGTTTTTTCATGTCTAATTTATTGATTATAGTACAAAGGAACACACAAAACCACGTATTAGCAAATTTTACGCCAACAAATTGAGCTTAGAACTGTATTTTCAGGAATTATTCCTTTTTCATTTTCAGAACCTTCTCCAAATTATCAAAGGAATATTTCATATATACTTTATAATTTAATGCACCAAGTTAAAATGAATTTTATGTGAAAAAGAATCTCTCCCTTCTTTTTTTGAGTGGCTATTTTACATTAATCAGCAGTATACTTATGTCATAAGATAGTTCTGTTTTGATGTAAGAACGATCTTTTTTGTGAAATACAGATTAGAATGGGGAGTCTATGCAGATTGTTTTTTTTAATTCAGAAATGAACTTTTTTAGAAAAGCAAAACGCTAATTATCTGTTGATAATCAGCGTTTTATTTAAGTGATTCCGAAGCGATTCGAACGCTTGACCCACGCCTTAGAAGTTTACACTTTAAAAAGGTATGCTCTACTTTCAAAATCTACTGTTAATCAACTGATTATATTCGTACTATAGCTACTTCCTTTTTTTCCTTTGATACCGTTGTTTCTACTGTTACAGTGTCTTTGGTTAATAATTATGTTAGTTCATACTTTTTTTAATTCATATTTATAAATCCATATTTATAACATTTTGAATAGTCTTTATTTTTTGGATTTCATCAATCTCTATTTTTCTACACTCTTTTTCGATTGATATATTAAAATATAATTTATTTCTTTCCGAGGACTGGAAGAAAGAATTTTGATAACCTTCAGTACCAAGGCATTTTCCCTTGATTATTTCTCCATTTTTGAGTGTGATTTCTACTTCTTTACCTGTATAACAACTGTATTCCATATTATTGATTATTGATAAACTGTTATCACAACTTTATAAACTCATTACTTTTATAGATGATGATAAATCCATCGTCTATCCCGGCATAAGCTTCTCCTTTTCCCTCGGCTCCTTCCAGATTGAACATGATTTTGCTTTTTAAGGAAAAAGTATCTTTGGCCTTTTTAATCTGATCGGAAGTCAATTCTTTGGAAGTACATATTGTCATACCATTATTGTATTTCTTTATAACTCGGCATTGGATTCCGTCTATTTGTCCTAAAATAGTAGCCTTTAATTCCTCCTTATCAAGACTACAACTAGATTCTCTCCATTTGGCTTTTTTGAATGTACTAGTTTCCCCTGTATAATAAATTTCTCCATTTTCAACATTGACATCTTTGATTAGACATTTCTTTATTTTGTTCTCGATAAAAACAAATACATAGCTTCCCACAGGATACGCATTTGAGCGTTTACAGGTTTTTGATATTGAGAAATCAAAAACAGATTGATTACTATATCCACCTTGGGGTATATTTCCTTGATAAAAGAAGCAATACTCTCCACCAGATTCAAGAGGCGATTCAGGAACTACTTTGTACTCATATTCATTGATTTCTGTTATGTGGAATTTTATAGTAGTCTCTTCATTTACTCCTATGGATGTTCCAGCGTAAATATTAACTTTCCCTGTCTCAAGTTCTCTTCGTTTACCTTTAGTCTCTAGCTTTACTAACGCAAACTGATTTGGAGATGTCGCAACGGAGAACCACCAGTTTGATAGAGAAATATTATTTCTATTTCGTTCAAAGAAGAAATAGAATTCAGGCAATGTTGTATTTACTGTATTATTCGATGTTGCACCTAACATCGTTGACTTTATCTTTGCATCGGCTATACCATAGGATAGAGCTGCCCCTAAGGTGTTAGTCTTCGTTCCAGAAAAGACAGTTGAGTGTATGCGGATCATTTTTTCTCCATCTTTTATAAATATACCCGACATAGCATCATTTGCATATTCTTCATTCTCTTGGATAGCCTTTGCAGCTTTCATCATAGCTACAATAATATTGCTGTTAATTCCTTTTTCTTTTAATGATTTAAGAGCATCTATTTCTGTATTAAAATCGCATTTTGATGTGCTGATTTTGGTTACAATAATATCCTCTGTAAAACCTAATTCCAACATATCTATAATAGACTGATTAGTCAATACCTCCTGCTGGGCATTGACTGTCGCTGTTGATATTGTGAAGAATATTAATAAAAATAGTTGCCTCATCTGTGTGTATTTTATAAGTTCAACAATAACATTTCTGATATACTTAAATTTCACCACCCTCTTTCATTCAATATCTTAACCACTTTCCAAACGCTCTTAATCATGCTTTTAGGTAGTTCCTCTTCCGGATACTTCTCATTGTGTGATTTACACAACACATAGTTCTTAGAATCTTCTGGGTACTTTTGAACCTCCTTGAGGATTCTTCTTCCATCAGTAAGAAGAAGAACAAATATATTTCCAAATCCGAAATATTCTTTCCAGTTTTCAACTTCTCTTATTAAAACCTTGCTTCCAGATGGGCATGTTGGATCCATACTATTGCCAGAGACAACTAGTGCCACGTCACCGTCTTGTGCATCCGTGAACGGAATTAGTTTTTCTGTGTATTCTGGATTTTCAGAAACGAGATTTAAACTATGCATGCCACCCACTGCGTCAAGATTGAGCAACGGTACAAGTCTATATGATACTGATTTATCAGAGTCGATAGGAGTTGAAGCTTCAATTTTGGATTTAAACATCTCCCCCTTACCTGTAAGCAACCATTCTATATTTAAAATCGGATATGCTGATATCGTTTTTTCAATTACATCAGAAGTTATAGTTGTTGCTTTTGAGGACATATATCCAATAGAAATACCTAATTGTTCCTCGAATCTATTTCTACCAATCTTCTGTGATGATAGAAATTCTTTTAATCTGTCTTTTGTTGTCATAGTGAAGTATTTCAGTATATTTGTATCGGATTAGTTTATTAAAAATTAAATTGTATCGATATGCAAGGGATTATTTTATTCGTCATTGTAACAATACTGCTGGCTATTGTTTTGTGGCATCTTCATCATTATTGATTGATAAATGTGCGTATAAGCTTCGAGGGATTATCTACAAGTTTAATTAAAGCAAATACACATTTATTGAGCCGTTCCTCGTCGCTATTTGATAACGTCATAAGAAAATGAAATGTTTCTTCGGTTGTTATAAGCAAGTTTGCTGTTTCTGTTGCCATTTTCTCATCTTTTAAAGCGGTGGCATACGATTCTAATTTTTCTATTTGACTAATAAAAACCTCCCATAATTTCATCTGAACAATAGATGTAATGGCAATAATTTCTACTCTGTAAAGTGCTCTAATCATGTTATTGCTAGATATTTCTCTTAGGTAAACAGATTCCTTTTCTATCATGGATTTTATCTTATCCTCTGATGTTCTTAGTCCAATGATTTGAGAGGCAACCATTATAGTAGCGCATACCCCCATCAATCCAACAACTAAAGTAACCATTGAGCCATCATTGAAATTAATGGGGTCTATTCTTATTATAGTTAAACATATTGCTATGGTAGCCAATAATATAGCAGTTAGTGAGAGCCAATTCTTTTTAAGCCGTTCTTTTATCATAATAGTTAATAAAAGTTTAATCAGTGAAGAAATTCACTAAATCGTTTTGATTAGTGAAAAACATCACTGATATTTGCATTCGTAATTCAGTTCACAAAAAAGAAACGGATATAAAAAGGGCTGTTAGAGAAGCGTCCCTATTCCTATCACTGTTCTTTAGTCATGCGCAAAGATAGGCAGTCCTTTTCAATTATCCAATGATATGTGAATGTTTTACGACACTAATTAAAGGTTTCGTGGCTGTTACCGAAAAAAGACATTGGACAAAGCTCTATTTGAGTAACTATCTAACAGCCACAATAGGATAGTGAAAGAATGGAGCTTTCTTCTTTTAGGAGGAGGAAAAGGATATGGATAGGTTACAAGAAATTATGATGGCTGCTGAAGGTGTAACGTTCAGTAAAAACCAGTCCTCGGCTTTGGTAGGAGGGAGAAGGAGGCTGGAGAGATTGGCCGCTGAAAAAAAGATCGCTTTTATAAAGACTACCGACAAAAAGAATGGCCGGTGGGAATGTAAAGGTTCTGATGTATTACGTTATGCTATACCCCAAAATTACACTCGAGTATGAATAGAGTCAGCAAGCACTTGCTAACAATAGCTGTAGCAGTAGTGACAATAGCAGGCTGCATCTATGCTGGAAGGACAGAGTATAATGATGATGTATTATCCGGCATGAGCGCAGAGAAGTATCAGTACATACACGACAGTCTAGGTTGTCGTGCCTCTCAAGAAGATGTAGTAAAAGAGTACATCGCTAATCAAAAATATTATGATTCAAAAAAATATTAGACCATGAGTAAACAATCTTTCAACATTCCCAGTGGAAGCAATTATGTTTCGGTTGAGGCTACCGACAATAAACTGATTATTTCTTTTTCAAAAGAGAATCCCAATATGTTTTTCTGTCAAGAGAGCGAACATATAGAAGAAACACCTCTTATAGGTCATTTATCTATATTCTGGGATCCCGGTTCCTCTGATGCTATAATCTCCAAAGTGGCTGACATTGATTATTCAGACTGTACATATAAAGCCCAAAATGGGGTATGGTATCGGCATGCTATCCGTTTTCGTAGTGAAGAACAATATTCCAAAATACTCCAATCCAATGTTACAAAAGGCAAAACCAAGTAAAAATAGCCTCATGGTTAAGCTGGACATAGTGTTTAGCAAGTTTATTCGAGTGCGTGATATGAGAAATGATGGTACTTTCATCTGTATATCATGTAATAGAATACTTCCATATGAACAAGCGGATTGTGGACATTACATCAATAGAAAACATATGGCTACACGGTTCAATGAGAAGAACTGTAATGCTCAATGTCGTTCATGTAATCGATTTGACGAAGGTAATTTACAGGGGTATCGACGTGGATTAATATCCAAGTATGGTGAGTCTGTTGTACTCATGTTGGAGTCTATGAAGAACCAGATAAACAAGATATCTGATTTTGAGTATAAGGCGATGATTGATTATTATCGTAAGGAGACTAAACGCCTAATGAAAGAAAAAAACATGGATTGATATTATGCCGGAATTATGCAAAACGGATATACGAGCAATTGATCGACTGTTATGTCAATGCTCCAGAGAAATAGAGAAGCGTACATCTCCCTGTTCTCCAGCCCGTGACTTGATACGTAGATGCAATAAAATTCGTAAGAAGATTCATCGCATAGTTCCAAATAAGTAACATATGGAACTATTTGAATTATGAAAATCATATATGTGTATTTAATCTTTCGAAAGAAAGGCTATGCTTTTGGCTCATTGAGTGCTGTTTTTGATTATTTGGATGAGGATGAAGTAGGGATAAAGAAAAGCACATTACTTCATCGTTCTGATGCAGGCACAATAACAACCTCAAGAGCCATCATTACTAAACTAACCTTATTAAGAAGTAAGAAATGTCATGGTAAAGAAGATACAGACAAAAATCAAATGTGATTGCCGCGCTTGTAAGCGTGCTGGTCCGGAAAATAACTTTATGGTATATTGCCCTATTTGGGGATGTAATAGGTCTATTGGGATCCGATTATGCTCACACTTTATAAATAAATGATTATGGACAAGAATGATTATAAATGGTTGAAAGTTAGGGGAGCTCCATTGACTCTATATGGAAATAAGTCTCTACAGGCTAAGGTCTCTGCATGTGGATGCAATGGGTGTAGTTATGATAAAAGGCAAGGTGCCAGGAAATGTATGTTGAGTCAATTCTGTATGGGGCATTTGCGTCCTGATAAAACTCCTGTTGTGTTTGTAGTGGCCTGATTATGGAAAGAGAATCATTTGTTTTTTATAAAAGCTGGTTGGAGGCAATCAAGAATTTGCCGAGAGAGATGCAGGGAGAAGTGCTCACGGCCATAATTGAGTATGGTCTATACGGAGAAACAACTGAATCACTAAAGCCGATTACGAACGCCATGCTAGCTATGGTTATACCTCAAATAAATGCGAATAATAGAAAGTTTGAGAATGGTTTGAAGGGAGGTAGGCCCCCAAAAGGGAGCCAAGATGAATCCAATTCAAAACCAAACAATAACCAAACAATAACCAATTTGAAACCAAATAATAACCAAAATCAAACCACCAAAGAACCATCGCAAAACCAAATGGAAACCAAAGTGGAACCCAATGTATATGATAATGTTAATGTAAATGATAATAAGAAAGAATCCGCTAACGCGGATAAGAAAGAAAACGAGCCTAACGGCTCCACTCTCTCTCCTAAATTTTTAAGTTTTCAGGCTTGGATAAAGGATAATGCTCCTTATTGCGCCAATCCAAAGAACATGAACCAGATAACGGAGAAGGAACTCGATAGATTAATGGAAACCTATACAGAAAAACAAATCGCTGATGTTATTTCTCAAATTGAAAATAGGAAAGATAAGCGAAAGCAATACTCTAGCCTGTATAGGACTGTATTAAATTGGATTAAAACCGAAAATCAACAATGAAACGGAATGAAAGAATAGCATTTTACGATCTGGATGAAGAACGCCTAGTACTTGGAACGCTATTGAATGACCCTGATAAGCTTGTAGAAGTCAGTAGTATTTTGGATGAGGCATGTTTTTATCATGACTTTCATAAACAGATATTCAAGATTATAAAAGAGCTGGATAAGAAAGGCAAGAAATTTGATTTCATGGTAGTAAAACGTGAGCTAAGGGGGAGAATAGATGAAGAGAAGGATACTCCTTTGTTTTTTGAAATCGTGGGTCAAAGAGTTTATACGAACCTGTACGAGCATGCTGCTATACTGAAAGATGCTAGTGCCAGGCGTCAGATTGAAGACAATCTCAAAAATGCATTAAGTTTGATACCATGTGTCACAGAGGATCCTTTCGAAATTATAGAAAAAGTAAGAAATGCTCTGGATGGTATATATTCAGATCAGACTTCTGGTGTGATAACTTTGCGTGAAGCCCTTGAAGGAGCCTACAAAATAATCCAGAATAATATAAATAATCCAGATGCTTCTTCAGGTACTCCTACCGGATTTCGTGAACTTGATAGAAAAGGGATATTAAAGCCTGGTTATTTGACAGTGATAGCAGCCGACAGTTCACAGGGCAAGACGTCTCTAGCAACTAGCTTCTGTGTAAATGCAGCTATAGCAGGTGCAAAACAGGCGTTTTACACAATGGAAATGTCGCCGGTTGAGTTGTCACAGCGTATATTGAGTAAAACAAGCGGAGTGAACGGAGTACGTATAGCAAGTGCACAATTGACAGCAGAGGAATTCTCCATGGTAGATAAAGGACTTGCGCCTATTTACAATCTTCCTCTTTATTTCGATGGAAAAAGCACTTCTACGATTGATTCAATAATATCCAGTATAAGGATGATGAAAAAACGATATGATATAGATGGAGCCATTGTCGATTATTTACAGATCCTTTCTGCAAATAGTAATAGCGGTTCAGGAGACGAAATGCAACTAGGCATTTTTGCGCGGAGATTGAAAAATATAGCAAAAGATCTTGGAATATGGATACTAGCCTTATCTCAATTAAGTCGTGATAAAGTCGATGTAGCCCCGTCTATAAGTCGAATACGTGGAAGCGGACAGATAACAGAAGCTGCAGATGTTGTCCTGCTTTTATATCGCCCAGAGCATTACGGAAGGGACAAAAAGTACCCGGAACCTTTTTCTAATGTATCAACAGAAAATACAGCAATGATTGACATAGCTAAGGGACGTAGTATTGGGACATGGAAATTCATATGTGGATTCAATGCAGAAACTACACAGTTTTATGACTTATTGGATATTCCACATATTAATCCGTCAGCCTCATCGGAGGATAAACCTTTTTAAACAATACAATAATGAAATGTGAAACAGAAGGCAAAATATTGGTAGAATTGCCAACTACCAGCGGGAACGCTAAAAATGGGAAAGAGTGGGAGAAGAGGGAGTTTGTTATGGAAACCAATGAAAGATATCACAGTAAAATGCGTTTTGCTATGTATAGTTTCGATGGACCGATAGAGAATCCTCCTAAAATTGGAGATATGGTAAAAGTTGCTTTTACTGTTGAGGCTAGAGAATATAAAAATAACTGGTATAATGAAGTTAAAGCTCATCGTATTGAACAGATAAAAATGTAGATAAATAATTATGAGACCAAAGCAAGATTTAATAAATATAGCAATAAAGGATGGAAGTATGGATAGAGTGAACATGTTATTATCAGCCGCTCATCTCTTGAATTGTGAAGCGAACAACTTGATTGAAGAAGCATCTGATGTAATGATCGCTAAAGGGTTATTACTTGGTAATCTTAAAAAACTTCATAATGACTTTGTCAAGTGTGCGGACCGATATTTTAAAGAGTTTGCCTCATTAGTTACTGCTGATAAGTGTAAAATGGATATGTTCGATGATTTACAAGGATTTGATGAAGTATATAGAAAGTGGGCGAAAGTTCCTGTTGAATGGTATCACCAGATAGTAACTGAAGAATAAAGAAAATGAAAGCAACAAAGATTTATTATCAAAAATGTTTCAATCTTGGTAATTACCAGAATGAAGTAGTTGGTATTGAGTTGGAAGTCGGTGACGGTGAGAAAGCCATCGATGTACTTGAAAAGGCAAAGCAGTTTGTAGACAGTAAAGACTTCCTAGCTGCTGGTATTCAGGAGTATGAAAACAGCTTGCGTATAGTGAATAGTCCTGATGAATATACAGGTAGGCAAGTAAAGGATGCGCAGGCGTTTTTGGATAAATATGATACAAAAGATGATTTACCATTTTAATCATAACAAAATAGAAATGAGTGAATTATATATACCCATAGAACGCCCTGCTAGGAATCTCGTTAATGGTCGATTTTTGAAAGGTATCGCTCCTCACAATAAAGGAAAGGCAATGAACTATCATTCAAAAAAGTCTAAACGCAGAAGTCTAAATAATTTAGTCAAAGGACGTGGTGCATGGCATAAAACAGGTGCCGGTTTAAATCGGAAAAGCGTAGTTGCCATTAAAGATGGTAAGTTATGCGGCGTATTTCCTTCTATTCAGGATGCAGGTAATGCCACAGGTGCTAATCCGGCTCTCATAAGCTACATCTGCAATAAAAAGCCAGGCAAGCATAAAGCGTGCAGTTTTGAATGGTTCTTTGAGAATGATGCAACTTGGTGTGATTTAATACTCAAAAATAATGGATGATAAACGAAGACAAATATTAATTGATTATATATCATACCTGTATACAACAGGTAAGAGCTATGATTTTATAGGGAAGTATATCAAATACGTAAATGACTTCCTTGAGTGCGCAATCTGTATAAATCGTCGTGGATATCTTGCTTACAAGCAGAAGAATGCGGAAAGGATGGTCCGCCATCCACTGATGTGTGACGCTATACTTGATTTATTATCTTTTCTTGGTATTGGATATAGACGTAAAGAGAAAGTTGTAAAGCCACTAGAGAAGTTAAGCTCTATTTCTGAAAAAAATAAGGCTTTGATTAATACATTTATAGTTCAATTGACAGATAACAATGATTACTCACCTCACACAGTTGACGTCTATTATACTTCGCTTAAAAAGTATTTTGAATATGCAAATGATATAAGCATGGACAATTGTAAAAGGTTTGTGAAAATGCTTGAGGAGAATTCATTTTCACCTCAAACCATTAGTTTACGGATTACCGTACTAGAAAAGTTTTCAAAATGGATTAAGAAGCCTATCGAATTAAAGAGACCCAAAATGAAACGTAAATTGGATATCTCTAATATCCCTACGGAGGATGAATATAATAGGCTACTGAAATATCTTGAAACCAAATCCAATAAGGACTATTATTTTTTCATCAAGGTTTTGGGTACTACAGGGGCACGTCTTTCTGAATTTCTACAATTTACTTGGGAGGATATAATAATAGGTGAAGTGACTTTGAAAGGTAAGGGTAATAAGTATAGACGTTTCTTCTTTCAGAAGCAGTTGCAGCAAGAGGTGAAGGCTTATGTGAAGGAGAATGGTAAGACTGGATTATTTGCGGTAGGTAGATATGGTCCAATAACTCAACGTGGGCTAGCCCAATCCATGAAAGTATGGGGGGGACATTGCGGAATTGATTCCAAGAAAATGCATCCTCACGCCTTCCGTCACTTCTTTGCTAAAATGTTCCTGAAGAAAACCAAGGATGTAATTCAATTAGCTGACCTTTTAGGTCATGGCAGTGTAGATACAACAAGAATTTATTTACAGAAAAGTTATGATGAACAACAAAGAGACTTTAATAAAAACGTTACGTGGTAGCGTAGAACAATTGAATGATTTGGCAGAATTGACAGACAGTATGACTGTCATGGATAAAACAGGTCATGTTGATACAGAATTCCTCATGGAAGCACTAGTTTGCGTTAATGCTTTCATGGATGCAAGTAATATGGTTATAACAAAGATATCCTCATTATTAGGCCCGGACGCTCCGGTTGATGAGAAAAAGAAACAATCAGATGAAGGTAAAAAGTGGAATGTGGAAGAAATCTTGAAACATTGTACCCTTGAAAACAACATTCTCAAACTTCCGGCAGTGCAGTTCAATAAGAAATCCTACGCTGAAGCTAAAAAATGGATAGAGGAAGCCGGTGGCTCCTGGCAAGGTGGGAAAGTTCAGGGATTTACATTTCCCTTTAACCCTGAACGTGTATTCTCTATCCTGAAGGAAGGAAAGCGATGTAATTTACAACAAGATTTTCAATTTTTTGAAACTCCTGCTGCTGTTGCTGATTGGTTGGTAATGCTTGCTGATGGAATAAATGAAACTGATACTGTATTAGAGCCAAGTGCTGGGCGCGGTGCTTTAATAAGAGCAATCCACCGGGCTTGTCCCTCTGTTATAGTTGAATGCTACGAACTGATGCCGGAAAACAGAGAGTTTCTTCATACACTTGGCAATGTGATACTGCTTGATGAAGATTTTACGAAAGATAGTGTAGGTACATATACAAAGATTATAGCTAATCCTCCGTTTGCGAATAATCAGGATATTGAACATGTGAGGTTGATGTATGATCGTCTGGAAGCAGGTGGTACACTTGCAGCCATCACTGGTCAACATTGGAAATTCGCATCTGAAAAGAAATGTGTTGAATTCCGGGAATGGTTGGAAGAAGTCCATGGAGAAGTCTTTGAAATCGGAGCTGGTGAATTTAAGGAAAGTGGAACTACTGTTAGTACAATGGCAGTGGTAATAAAGAAATAATTCAAATCAATATAGGAATGAAGAAAAGAAATACAAAAAAAGGAGAGTTTGTCTGTCGTAGACAAAAGCCTTCTGATAAGTCTTTTTCTCTCAAAGAAAGCTATCGGCTTGCCTACTTTGAGGTAATGAATAGACCAGCATATATTATCCGTAAACGGAAGATTAACAATGTTATTTATGTTGGCAGGGATAAAAGGGAAGCCGATAGACTTCTCAAATTCTTTAATAAATAACCCTCAAAAAATAGAAGTATGAAACAGACATTAGAGAAAGCAGCAAAAGAATACGCTGATGGGCTATATGATCCTGATGATAGAGACGTTCTATACAAAGAGACGCAAAAAGATTTTGTGGCTGGTGCCAAATGGCAAGCCAATCAACCTTTGTCTCAAGAGCAGATCGATATCAAATTATCTGAATATATCAATAGTACCAAGTCAGAAGATAAGCTCAAAATAGGACAATTTAGCCTTATTACTATATCTAGCATGGCGATAGATGCTAATTCAGCAAAAACGACATTAAGCACCGAGTTTACTCATAAGGGAAAACGATACAAGGCAGAGATGTTGATAACCCAAAAGGAAGTTTAATTCTAATCTGATAAGATATGAATAAGATCAATTTAAACGCCCTCCGTGATAGGGCGTATAAAATCGCCTGTGAACATGGTTTTCACGATAAGGAATTGAGTAACGAACATTGCTTTTGTCTTGTAATTAGCGAGTTAATGGAAGCTGTGGAAGCAGACAGAAAAAGTAGACACTTTGATAAAGAAAAGTATAAGATCGGTGAATATACCGAGTGTCAAGGGTGGCTAACAAATGAAGAAAAGTTTATCAACGTATTCAATAGATATATCAAAGATACCATCGAGGATGAACTTGCCGATGCAGTTATTCGTCTATTTGACTTGGCAGGTCTGCGAAATATTTCTCTTGAAATTGCAACTAAAGATATAGGTGATTGCATCGATGATATGGCAGAATCCTGCAAAGACGAAACATTCACAGAGTCCATTTATGCCATATCTACACTTCCTGTGAGATATGATGGCTTATATGACTTCCATACTACCATTAACGATATGGTACTATCTATCTTCGGACTTGCCAAACATCTTGAGATTGACCTACTTTGGCATATTGAGCAGAAGATGAAGTATAATAAACTCCGTGATAAGATGCACGGAAAGAAGTATTAACCCTCATAACACAAATAAGAAATGAAGAAATATCTTTCAAAAATAGAGGTGCAAATATTGGAGATACTTAAAGTCTTTGGTGAATTATCTGCGAAAGATATAGCAGTATTGTCAGGTAATAGTAGTGTGGAAATTACTGTAGAATGCATTTATATGTATTCTGCTTGCCTTATAGGTAGAACTCATCCGGATAGACCGAAAGAAATATTATATAGCATAACAGAGATAGGGGAAGAGACTTTAACATTATAAAATAAAAGAATGAATTTTAAATCATTAATAGCTCAATTAGCAAATCGTATCAATCAGCCGCATGTGATTGAGACATATATGCGTAAAGTATTTGCATCTGGTGTTGAGTGGCGAGTGGCAGAAAAAGCAATCCCTCTGGATTAGCGTAAAGGAACGATTGCCTATTCCTGTTATAGAAGTAATAGATGGTAATGAATATGGTAGTATAGATGTGTTAGGAGCAATTCAAAACTCATATGGTGACTATTACTATTACATCTGCCGATATTGGGGGTATAACAAAGAATATAGATGGGAAAACGGAATAGCTCCTGATTATTGGATGCCGATACCGAAGTTTAATGAATAGCAAATCAAAACTTGCAAGTTCTTGAAGAATATTCAAGAATTGGCGTAAAAAAAAGATATATGGATAAAAAACAAGTATGCAGCGAATGTAAGCTATTCACCGATGAAGATTCATTCGGTGACGGATGGTGCGAATTTCATCAAAAGGAAACATTCTGTGAGAACGAAGCCTGTGATGATGGAATAGAGATAAGCGGGGATTCTTCCCTAGATAAGGACGACAATGATAACCCTTTAAAATGATACGGCCAAAGCATTACAATTATCACAACCGGTCCCGACCCGCCATGCGAGAAAGGACTATATTAATCACTTCCGTCAGGAGAAGCCACTTGAAGGAATATTCTTCACTGACTTCATCCGGGAAGTACTTGAAAGGCGATCTAGACGCAAGTCTGGATCGCTATTCTTTTTGTGAACTTCCATGACAATTTTTGTATTTTTTGCCACTACCACATGGGCAAGGCTCATTACGACCTATGAATCTTATAGCTTGTTCTAAATTTGCAACTGGAGGGATATTTACTTGTTGAGGTTCGTTTTTCGGCTTTCCAATGATACGTGATACTGACTCGACTAACTCGGCAAATTTTTGCTCGTAATCTGGGTAAGCATCAATCCAATGAAACTGATTTAAGATGACGCGATTTCCGCCAGTCAAGCGTGTATCATCAATGCGAAATGGGATTATATACTTTTGTTCGGTAAATGCAGCATTAAGCTCGCCTTTAACCCATAGCGATGTGGATGATGATTCTGAAAATATGATTATGAATACTTTGCAATTAATTATTGCTGCATCAATTATATCCGAATATTCTGATCCAGAAGGAATATCGCGAGGAGCAATCCAACATCTTATTTTGTGTTGTTCCAATGTATGACAAATAGCCTGTGCAGCCTTACTGTTTTGAGATGAATAACTTATAAATACATCATGGTTCATAATCGTGTGTTATTGTTTTGCCGTAAATATATGAAAAAGTACACATATTAACTCGATTTTAAAATAAAAAAATGAATTTAAACCAACTCCGTGAGAAGATGCACGGGAAAAGGTAATAACCCTCAATACTAAACAAAAAGGAAAATGCTGTCAAGGCATTGCAAGAAGTATTTGAAATTTGGGTGCGAGGCGGTGGTACATGACTTCGGGGGAATTCTCCACGTCTTATAGCTTCGGAACATTCCCAATTGATCGAATATCAGAGAATAAGGTCAGGGTGATGAACTCGAACTCTTTAGGTGATTCGGATTGGCGTATTAAAAAGGTAAATCATTGTCTTCTAAAATATATTTATTATATGAAGGGTACTTCTCATTGAAATCTTCTAGTATAATCCTATTTGCTCCAGTACTAAGACGTTTTCTATGCCGATCATCTACCTCTGAATGGCAACGAACACAAAGACATTCGAGGTTAGTCTCTCGATTATCTATTTTGTTTCCATTTTTATGGTGGGTATGCATATAATGTTGATCAAGAAGGTTAGTTATTTGCAAACCGCATCGTTCACATGTAAATTGATGTAAAGAACGATACGCATGACTTATTTGTTCCCAATTCTTGGTATAGCCAAAGATGTCAACATCAACATCTCCATTTTCATCAGGGAAAATTCCTTCTGTTTGTTTGAGGAACTCTACAAAATCAGTGGAATTATGAATTTTATTAGTTAATTCTCCAGCAAGTATATTGGCACAATAGTTGCATAGTTGTAATCCGGAAACTTCTACTTCATGGCGAACTGCTCTATCTCTTGCAAAGACTTTAATAGGTTCATTATTTGCAAAACGATAAGCGTCTTTGCCATAGAGTTGAAGTGCCTCGCAATTTCTTATATGAAATTTTGGCATTGATTCTCCATAATCATGAAAATAGAAATTACGCTTATACATGAAACCTTGATGTTCTATCTTGTTGTCATCAATGTAAAAGATGCCGTTTTCTTCAAACTTTATTTTTGTTCCAATATCTTCAGGAAGAACTTCAATTGTTCCTACTGGGGTCCATGGTGATGCTTCTCCAATCTCGATCCCCATAGTCCTAAGCTGGGATTTTAGACGATCAAACTGGTAAAAAGGCTCGTCAGTATTCATATATGTCAGTTTTTATTCTTATTCACGAAGTTTTCAAGTATATCATCGCCACTTGTAACTATTCGGAACTCTACACGCCTAGATTTTTCTTTATCAATCTCCTTACCTGTAGTAATAGTGTAATTACCATTACTATCAAGTGATTTGCCATAAGAAAGTCCGTTAGCTGTGAACCAAAATTCAAGTAAGCGTTGTTGCTCTTGAGTGTATCTTTCGAAAACTTCCATTTTTCGGAAATACTTTAATACACTAAGTGAACGTTTTTGGGATAAAATAACATTGGCAATATAAGAATCCATATCATAACTAGGCATCGGTACATTATCTGTATGGCCTTCAATTCGAATTTCTCTAATATTGCTTCGTAAGCTATCATTGAGTAAGATGTTGAAATACCTGGGCAGAAAGTTATTGAGGATTTGACAGAAACGAGGTGTCAAATCTGCTGACCCTGAAGCAAAAAGAACAGTTGGCTCTTTGAATTTCATGGAAAGATCTTTGCCAATAGCCATTTGCCATTGTAAAGTATCACCAGCGAATTCTTTAACAAGTTTGTTGTGAAGTTTGTTTTTTGTTTCAATATAATCTGTAAGTACAGTTTGATTCTGTTTTACTCGGCTGATGTAGGCTATTGCTATGAACAGAAATATAACCATGAGACCTGTCATTAGGTCAGAAACTGACATCCAAACATTAGACTTAGCCATAATTATCTACGATTATTGACGTGTTCAACCATTTTAGTAATACAGTTGTCTAGTTCAGCAAGTGTGGCACCTAACCGATTATAAAATTGGCGATCAAGTGAAGTTAATTGTGTGTTGAGAGTTTGAGATCCTTTTGTGATTATGCTGACTCCTTCTTCCATTTTTTCTTTTGTACCTTTCCAAAACTGTTCGCCATAATCACGGATTTTATTGAGTTCGTCGAGTTTTTCAATAAGAAGTTGAACGCCATCTACAAAATTACGTTGTTTTCGAACCCAATCATTTAAAACTTTCGTAGACTCGTCAAATTGCTCCATATTGTTTTTTGAGAGAGTCGCTGTTTCTTGAAGTTTATTTGAAACGTCAATAAATTTTTGGTCTTCAATAATAACCTGATTAAGAGAGTCAATAAGTTGTTTGAGCTTGCCACCTTCACTGACGAGAGCTTTTGTGTCATCACTAACTTTTGTAAGTGTAGTAGAAGTACTTTCAAAATTGTTCGCCATTTCTTTATATTGTTTAGTAAGAGAGGATATCATGTTTTTATTTTCTTGTTGCCAAGTATTGAGTTTCTCTACACTTTGGTTTAGTTGGTCGAAATTTTCTTGAATGAGTTTATTAATGAGCGCATTCATCTGTTTCTGAAATTCTTCTGTAACAGTTTTCATTACTTCTACAAGGGCTTCAGTATTGCTCTTTTTCAATAGTTCAGAAAACTCATTGAATTTAGCAACTAAAAGATGATTTGTGGCATCCATTTTATCCTCAATTTCAACTACTTCTGAATGAAGTTTTCCTCCAAATGTTTTAACTTCTTCAGATATTTCCTCTTGGGCGCTACTCATGCCTGAAAGAACGTCAAGCATTTCGTTAATATTATGATTAATGTTTGATAATTCTTTCGTTTGTAGTTGGATATTTGTGAGTGCAGCAGTTTGAGAGGTGGAGTTTTCTTCTACTGTGCCCAGAGATAGAGTAGCACTTTCGGCTTTATTTCTAAGGTCGTTGAGAGCTACTTCTTGGCTTCGAGCTAAAATAACCATTGAGTTTATTGCATTTTCTGTATTTCTGTAAGATGTTTGAAGGGAGGTGAGGATATCACCTACAGTACGATAGAATGCAGTCTGGTCTTTAGCTTGGTTTTCAGCTTGTTCTCTTAAAGCATTAAGAGTGTTCATGTTACTTTGGCTCATCTGTTGGACTGCCTGACATATTTGTGATGCTGCATGATTGGCGTCTGAAATACCACCATCTGTTTTATCAAAATATGAGTTGGTTACTCTTGACAAAAGCAAAGAACCTACCATACCAGCAATTGATGTAAAAAAGGCCGTTTTTAATCCATCTAATAGTTCAGGAATACTTGTGTCAAGATCATCAGAATTGAAATAAATAAGTCCTGTTGTGATACCATAGAATGTACCTAGTACTCCTAATGTAGAAATAATTGAAGGGATATTTTCGACCCAACGACGGTTTGATACTAGCTTACCCTTACTTTTTAATCTTCTGATATACACATAAAATATGAATGTACCGAGAATGATTCCGCCAACCCATATAATTGTTGACATACTAAGCGAAAAAATTATGATATCGTGTTTTTTATATTATGTTGTACTCTAATTTTTTAATATTTTCCTAGTTAAGAAATCTATTAACGGTTGCAAAGGTAATGAATTTGTTTTAATGAAACGATTTATTTTTCTATTTACCGAAAAGAAACAAATGTTTAACTGTTGTTTTTGCTTACATAATACATAAATAGATAGATTTCTTTTTCTTATACTATATATTTATAATAAAATATATGTTTTTCAATAGACTATAATGTACTATTAAGCTGATATCGATTTTTTTTGTATATATTTGGAACGATTAGAAGGAAATACTGCTTATTACTTTATAAAGTAAAATGTCTTAATAATATTATTAAAAAAAATGTGTTATGGGTCAAATTTATTCGTATGTGCTAAGATATGATGATGGAGTGGCGCCTAACCCTTATGGTGGTGTCTGTACTTTGGCAATATGCAAGCCTGTCATTAGAAAAAAAGCTCAAGTGGGTGATTGGGTTATTGGAACTGGATCATTTGAATTAGGTTTAGGTGATACTTTGGTTTATGCAATGAAAATAACGGAAGTTTTATCTTTTAAAGAGTATGATATTCTATGCAGATCTAAGTTGCATATTAAAATTCCCCAAATAAATTCTGATGATATAATTGAACGTAGAGGAGATTGTATCTATGATTATTCTAAGGGAGATTCTCCTATACAAAGGGCCGGAGCCCATAATATGTGTGATAGTGAGCGGGATTTAAGTGGAATAAATGTTTTATTATCAACACATTTTTATTATTTTGGTGATTCTGCCATATTTTTGCCGACTAAATTTTTGAATTTTCGGAAAAAGGGGCGTGGGCATAGAATTATAAAAGATCAAAATCTAGTGGATGAATTTGAGGAATGGATCAATAGCTATGAGCTTAATAGACTTTTTGGAGAACCACAGAAAAAGGTACACTCATGTGGTAGTTGTTCGCATAATACAGAAATTAAATTAGAATAAACCTTTTGGATAAAACTAAATATAATTATAATAGTATCTTATAAAAGGCAAGATACTAGCTATTTAAATTTCTAATGTGAGGATTTTGATGTTGCATTCCTGTATACATTCTTTCTCCCACAATATATTAATTCTTTGTTCTGGGCTATGATGTAGCAGGAATTTGATATGCCGAATAATTCTTATCAAGGATTATTCGGTTTTTTATGCTTTAATTTAAATAATAGATATATGGATAATAATATTGACCAAAATTTGTATGCTGAATCTATGAAAAAGGCATTACGAGTAGATTTTCTTACTAATAGTGAAGAACTAAGATTGTATGCAACATCTATCTATAACGCTTCAATATGGAGTAGGGGAGTAGATAAGAGAAATAAAGCCATTCTTAAAAGGAATAGGTTTTTAAAATAGAAAGGGGAGAACCAGCGAGCACGACCAAGCATTAGATTGTAAATTTAAAAGCGTAAATTATGAATGAAAATTTGTTTTATAAGAATAGAAAAGATGCATTACTAGAGGGGGAAGTTTGGATGCCTATCACTGGCTATTACAAGCGTTACTATGTTTCAAATATGGACAGATTAAAATCCGTGAAGAAAAACAAAGAGGTTTGTATTTTAGCTCAAAAAGAGAGGATGTATCTTAAAATTGCGTTATCAATAAATGGGACTAAAAGATTTTATCAGGTACATAGGTTAGTTGCCATCGCATTTGTTCAAAACACAGAAAATAAACCCTGTGTAAATCATATAGATGGCAATAAGTACAATAATATTGCTTCTAACTTAGAGTGGTGTACACTTAAAGAAAACTCACAACATTCATTTCATATACTTGGAAATATTCCTCCGCTAGGTTTTAAATATTTGTTTAATCAATTTGGAGTGAATAATCAAAGAGCGAGAGCTGTTGTACAAATGAAAGATGGGAAGATTATAGCAGAATATTCATGCATAAACGAGGCTACTCAAAAAACGGGAATAATTCATTCAGGCATTTCAAGATGTTGTAATGGCAAGCAAAGAATATCAAAAGGTTTTGAATGGAGATATAAATAGAAAAGAGGATAGTATTAATGCCGCACGACCAACATCTAATAATTATCCTCCCCAAATCTTACACGATTATGATGCAAATATACTATTTACTTTTTAAATAATCGTGCTATGGAACTTGATTTTAATAAAATTATTCGTCTTAAAAAGATTCGTATCGAGAAATCTGAATTATCAGAGGAAGAAAACGCTTTGACTTCACCGATTTTGAAGGATAAAAGCCTTATCGGAGAAGTCTATAAGATATTCGTTGAGTTACTAAATGAGAGGGGATGCCCTCCTAACATTGATAGTGTGACACAACGGAAGAAATTCATATTCATTATTCTGTATCTATTTTCTCCCAGTTCACTTGCTGGTGGGAAGATGACTGCCGGATTACGCGAGGAAATGTCAAGGGTGCTTGGCATTCAGTCTAAGAGCACGATTTCCGACAATTGTGCGGATGTCGTGTTTCTCTATCAGAACTATGGGGATTTTAGTGGAGATATAGAGTATCTTTACACCGAGATAATAAATCGGTTAAAATTCAAAGGACTAATCAATTAGTGGGCCGGAGTTTAGTGCTCCGGCTTCTGGTTGTGTTAATAATATTGATATTCAGAACGTAACTGAGAGTATAATTCTGAAATCATTTCTTGTTTCATTTCTTCGGAATATTGCATGATATCAAGCTGTCTATCCAAAAAATTAGATAATCTGTCCATTATTACCTTAAAGTTATCAATATTCATATTGGGGAGTAATATCGAAGGACTATCATCTCTCAAAACCGGATAACGAAAACTCATGGATTTATTATCTAGATTATCCAATTCGTAAACTAGATTTCTTGCATTAGCAATCAAATTCTTATCAAAATTGCCATCAATTCTGGGAAGTATATTATTGACATAATCGTCAAAGAGTTTACCTATTTCATGTATGAGTGGAAAGTTCTCAGGCAAATCATTTATTTTCTTACCTAAAAAAATAAGTTCTTTCAATCGGAGTTCGATAAACTGACGAAAGCAAAATACCATTGGATATGTTAAGAATCTCTTGTGAAGTGGTTCACACTCCTGTATCTCCTTATATAAGCTTTCTCCAGCTTGTCTATATCCCTCTGAGTAAGAAAAAAAAGATTCTTTAGATGTACTTAGCCAATTTTCGGCACCTACTTCAGGGATAAACAGTTTATCTGTTGCTAATGGCATTAGTTGGTCTCTCATAATGATTATTTAAGGGTTTATAAATTCTCAATCCATTTCTTAATATCCGCAAACATACTTACAATATTCGAAGAAAGCAAGAGAAGGAAATTATATTCTTGGTTTGGCTGTTTTTTTTCTGGGTTCCTCAATAACCCACTGGGTTTTGTGGGTTAATGCCAACATTAACAGGGTTTCTTCCGACATTAACCCCATTTCTTCCGTAATAATGCGTCATTATTCCTGCAATAACTTAGTTTCTGACATCCGAAATGTGGTTAATGACATCATTAACTCGGTTTATGTATGCATTAATCGAATTGTTTGCATGACTAATTGAATTATTTGCGCAATAAATGTGTAATAAATAGGGTTGTTTGCGTGAATAATATGCAAATAGTATGCGAACAGCATATTTACAACTCATTTACGACATATTTACATCACCTTAAATAAATATTCCGCAACCTAACAACATATTTAACAGCAACCTAACAGCACCTTAAATAAATATATTATTATATAAATAAATTAAATAGAAATTTTATATGTTTCTCTCCTACTCTCGAGAGTACTTCTCTCAAAAAAACTATTTTAGTCCAAGTTTCTTTAAAGCAACTTCTTTGGCTTTAGCTCTTTCTTCGGATAATAATTTAGCTTTGCTTTTGACTTTCTTTTCGATGCTGATAACTGCAAGCTCTTCAAGAGATTTTGAGAATGAAAGAAAGAATCCTCTTGAATGGTCTGAATATAATCTTAATCCCCAGTTCGTCTGAAGATTCATAAGAACATTGTCTATGTGATATCTAGTTGAATATTTTGATTTGAGTTTTGCTGTCAAGGTTGCATATACCGGAAGATCGGCATATTCGGCCGCCCACTTAATTAAATCGTCTTTCTGAATAATATAACCGGATGCTTGTTTCTCTGCTTTTAGCTCGCCAGATCGTATGCTTCCGGTGATTTGGTTAGTACTTACATGTCCCCCACGTTCGCAGATGAATATTGTAGCACTAGCAGCAGAAAACGTTTCTGGAGTCTGCTCGTCTTCTTCGCATTCAGATAAGCCGAACATGCGGGCGATTATAAGGCTTTTATTTGTCTTTGCATATTCGTTATTGCCAATGATGCTTTTAATCGCACAGAAGGCACAGAAACAGGCTATATCGAACTCATTCTTTGGGTTCTTGTAGTAATCCCAGAGAATGTCAATGTTAATGCTTACATTTGGAGTTTTAAGATTCATGGTTCGCATTGACTTTTTAGCGTCCTCAATAGAGCTTTCAATATTGCCAAAATTGATATTGAAAAATGACGATGCACTTTTCATTCTTTCAAGTTCCGTACCGAAGTCCAAATTTTGCGAATGTTTATACACAGCGTAATCCATGATACTGTCTATCGTTTCTTTTATGTTCTCAAATGCCCCCTCTAAAAAAGAGATGGGAAAGTTCATGTAGATTAACTTTTTATTCATATATTTGCATCGTTAATTTGTTGAAATACACTGCGATAGTGTATTTGTACTATTTGAACGCTCGCACTGGTCGGCAAACTGGGTGCGGGCGTTTGGTGGGTTAGCTATTCTTCGATTCTAACATTTGCTAGGAAATCCATATTTAAACAAGTCTTTCCCTAAGAATGTGGGATATATATCTGAAGACCAAATGCTTAATTCCATAGCTAATCCAGATGAAATCATATCAGCTTCAATGGAAGATTCTTTTTCGTCATATTCTTTCACTTCTTTACCTTCAAATGTGTCAATTTCAGGTATTCTAGTAATGCAGTTGAGATTAGCTCGCATAAGGCAGTCTGATAAATCAAGGAAATACTCCCAGCTATAAGAATCGTTAATGTAAGCGGTGAATAGATGAGCCAAAATTTCTATTTTTTCTACTCTTTTGAGATCATCAATATATTCTATCAGCCCTTCCATTATTTTCGTCCGGTATTTCTTATCAGATTGAATTTTCTTTTTGAATACTTCTAATTTTTCGATTGGTATTTGTGTTGGATCGTATGTTTGCAGAAATCGAATAAATTTTTTTAGAAATAATTTATCTCTTAAATTCATTAAACTTCTGGTAGTTGAAATTATTTCTCCAATACCAGGAATGTTATCAAAAACTCCAGATTCACAAACTTCTATGATATCAATATTTGCCAAATCAAGATTAGTGGGAATGTTGCTATCAATTAGAGCTGTACTAAATTTATTAAGATTAATCATTTTCGTTTCGTTTTAAAGATTCTCCGCTAACTTCTTAATATCCTCCTTACTCGAAACCTTGTGAATAGTTCCGTCTAATTCTATGTAACCGTTTATGTTGGTCGGTTCCTCGAATAGTTCGGTTATCCTCACATTTAGGGCACTGGCGATTTTCTCCAATGTTTCAAGCGATGGATTTACCTTTCCATTGATTATATTACTTGTGTTTGTCTGTGAAACACCTATCATAGTAGATAAATCCATGACTTTAACACCTTTCTCTTTACACACTTCTTTTATTCTTAATTCTGCCATAATGTAGTGCATTAATTAGTTATGATACAAAAGTACAATACTTATCCCTATATTTAATGTACTACATAATCAATTAATGTTAATGTGATGCATTATATTATTGTTTTATTTTGTTATATTAATCTACTACATTATATTTGTGCTATAAAATTGATGTGCAACATTAAAATATACAATTATGAAACGCTACAACTTATCCCAAATCATGAAAGACGCTCATAGATTCTACAATAGTAAATCAAGAATGGGTAGAACCTTTGGTGAATGTTTGAAACTCGCCTGGCGTTGGGAAAAAGACGCTGCTAAGGCTCGTGAAGAAAGAGAAGCAAGAAAGCAAGCAGCTATCGAAGCAGGTTGGGCGGCTCGTAATGAGAGACAGAATCAAGCACAGCCGAGTAACCTTACTTGGTCTGACTGCTATAACTCAAACAGTAGAGGTTACATGGGGTCTCAGTATTGTGGCGATTAAATAAAATAGCGGCAATATTTGATGGATTACCGCTATATAGCCTATTTTATTTAATCTTCGTTCTCGTTTCCTCCAGTTAATAACCCCTTAATCTTAAGGTCTTCCAGTAGGTTCCTGTTAGGTTGATTATTTGTTTGAAGAACTATTTGTTTGGGTAAGGTCTTTAGACCTATAAGTTTATCTGTTCGCGTTTTAATATAATGCATATATTCCTGTGCTTCTTCTTCGGAAATAATCCCTTGATCAACTTTATTTTGAATTTCAGTTCTAATAGAAAGGGAATCCAATAGAGATTTGTTCTTTCGGTCTTGTCTATTAAAGCTGAAACTTGTGATATAATCCCACACCTCCTTAAATAAATCAAATATAGCTTTTGCTATTTCTGTTTTAGTCTTAACTCCAACATTGGTATCACTTCCACTATCTAAAAGAATTATATCTGTTTTATACTCTTCTTCTTTATCAAATAAAATTTCACCAACTTTTTTTACTAATTCTTGTAATGCAGTAAATATTTTGATATAGTCCTCTGAATTTAAACCGTCCCGTTCAATAACTATCTGAAACATAAGAACCCCCTCATCCATTGAAGCTTCATAACCTTTATTAATCAGATCAGAGAGTAATAGTGGTTCAGATGAAGACAACATCATTAACAATGATTTATGAAAACAGAATAAGTCAAGACATACCGGATGTTTCAATATGTCAATAATAGTTCCAGTTCTCAATTTTATCGACAACTGAGCAAGATTATTATCTGAATAAATATTATCTGCTAATATTTTATCAAGAATATCCTTATTTTCTTTTTGGCTTTGAAGTATTATATAGTTTCCTTTTGAAAGAAATAAAATTGGGATTAATTTTCCAAACTCAAAATTGCTATATAAACCATTATTCTGTGGTATCATTGCTTCATTGAAAAACTTCACGATATCATTAGAGTGAAGCTGATTTACAATCACTTTCAAATGTTGTATATAATCATATTTTTGCATCGTATCTTATTTTTATTGGTTTACAATTTTCCAGCTAAATTCCTCACATCCTCCGCAGACTTCACTTCGTGTACAGTATCGCCTACCTTCACGAAGCCTACTATATTTCCAGTATTCGACTTTTCAAATAGCTCAGTTACCGGAACATCTAAAGCATCGGCTATCTTTTCCAATGTACCAATCGTGGGATTCCCATTAATGGCTTTTGATAGACCAACACGCGATAAGCCTATTTTATCGGCAAGTTCCGTTTGATTGATTCCTGCTTCTTTGCAGAGCTCTAAAATTCTAAACTTCATATATGTATATCTTTAGTTTACTCTCATTATTTACTGCAAAATTACTCAAAGTTTTCATATTAGCTATAAAAGATAACTAAAACTATTCTTTTTATTATTTATTAACTATATTCTTTTTGCTACCTGAATACTTATAGTTTACTTTGCAATATCAAAATGATAACTAAAAGTATAACACATAATATTAAAGAGTATGAGCACAACATTTAAAAGCCAAATGAGCGAGTTAATGAAACAGAGTTGGCAACTTGTAAAGGTGTACGGTTTTTCTATGGCAGAAGCCATGAAACAAAGTTGGTTGCTTCTTAAATTGAAGAAAGCATTGAGTAAAGGTATCGTGAAATTCTTCTATCAGAAGTTAAGCGGTGAAATCCGAACTGCATGGGGTACGCTTGCAAGTGAAAAGATACCTGCAACTGCTGGTACTGATAGCAGAAAGAAAAATGATTCAGTCATGGTATACTTCGACCAAGAGAAAAATGAATTTAGATGCTTCAAGAAAGCGAACTTTTTGAGCATTGCTTAGTAATAACAAAATAGGTAGGTGCTCGTAACACCTACCTACATAAAATCAATAAAGCGTATGAACACATCAATTATTAATTTCGACTACAAAGGTAATCAAATTTCGTTCATGAATGGTAAAGATGTTATGGTAAATGCTACACAGCTTGCTAAACCGTACAATAAACGCCCTGCTGAATATTTGAGATTGCCTGATACACTAAAATTAATGAATGCCATTACAAGAAAGTATGGTATTGTTGAAAATCAGTTAGTTACAACTAGTAAAGGTGGAAATGTTAGCGATATGGGAAAATCCCACATCGTTGAGAACCAACAAGGTACATGGATTCACAGATTAATAGCAATAGATTATTGCCAATGGCTTGATATTGATTTAAAGTTGTGGTGTACTGAGAAACTCGATGAACTTGCTCGGTACGGGTTTACTGCTACGCAGCCAACTTTAGAGCAAATGCTTGACGATCCTGATCTTGTCATAAGTCTTGCTACGCAACTAAAGCAAGAACGTAATGCAAAAGCGATGTTACAGGCAGAGAACCAACTAAAAGATGAACAATTGTGCCTACAAAGCCAACAATTGAAGCTAGCCGCCCCCAAGATTCAATACGTAGATAACGTCTTGCGATCCGTGAACACCTACACCGCCACACAGCTAGCCAAAGAACTAGGCTTCACTTCTGGCGAAGCTCTCAACAAGAAGCTAAAAGAAATGAGAGTACAGTACAAACAATCCGGTCAATGGCTACTATACACCGATTACAGTGGTAAAGGCTATACAAAGACCAAGACAGAGAGTTTCACCCGTAATGATGGCAGTATAGGCACGAATACATATACTGTCTGGACTGAGGTAGGTAGAGCCTTTCTTCATTCTCTATTCAAAGACGCATGATAGAGGTTATACTACTATTCATCAGCCTGTACACCGGTTACAGGCTGTTCAGAAAGAACGGTGAGAGATTTTTCTATTAAGGTACAAAACACATAAAATATAACGATTATGAAAACGAATTTAGACGAAGCCTCTTTATTCTCAGTCGCCTTTCAGATGAAGGGCGACAGCATGGATAATAACTCACGGTGGTGCTTTTCCGATGGCGATTACCTCAGATGTGATGAAGTGGAGATACACGATATAGAGGTCGAACGTGACTATGTGATAAAGTCTGGTGATTCATACCTGGTTAGGCGGGTAACATCGACTGATGGCGAGTATATTGCAGTTAGTCCACTGAATCCGGCTTATGAAGGGTGTGTAATATCTGTGAGCGATATTCAACAGGTGTTCATAGTGAAATCATATCAGAGACAAATAACAAGGGATATAGATTAATTTACGATTATCTCAGAAAGGCAGTCTTGCACGACTTTAGGGACTGCCTTTTATTTACTTCACGACAATGGATTGATTGTCGTGTATAACAATTGAAGATATTTCGTTATCTTTGGTTGTGGTAGTACCTTTGGGGTATTATCGCGGGTTAGAGAAAAAGACATCTCGCTACTTTGACTTGGTAGAGATAGGTGGGGCGTTACCACCACCCGCAACTGATTAAATTAGAAATGAGAATGAATAAAAATGAAATATTGGCTATTGAAAAAGGTTACTATGTAGATGATTCCGGTTGCGCATACTCTCCAAAGGGAAAGCGTGTTGGCACATTAGGAAATCGTCCGTATTATTATATAGGCATAAAGGTGAATAAAACCAAGGTTATTAAGGTCTATGTTCACCGATTGCAAGCATATCAAAAATATGGTAATGATATTTACAAACATGATATCGAAGTAAGACATTTGAATGGTAATTCTTTGGATAACTCAAAAAACAATATAGCCATTGGTACGGCATCAGACAATGCAATAGACAAGAGTCCTGATACGAGGCGCAGGGTTAGTATGATAGCTTCTAGAGCTACTTCGGATAAGATAAAAAGAATTAGTGATGAAGTAGTATTAGAGATTCGTGAAGACAGGGCGAATGGTATGTCATACATTGATCTAATGACAAAATATAATATTAGCAGTAAAGGTACTTTGAGTTATATTGTAAACAGAAGAATAATAGCAATGTAGAATATAACGCTTGGTTCTATTTATTATAATAACTACGATTATTAACTTTTAAAATTGACACGATTATGAACATTCTAACGCTTAGTATTAAGCAAAAATATTTCGATGAGATTCTAGCAGGTACAAAAACGCACGAATACCGTGAAATCAGACCTACCAACGCAAAGAAGTATATCACTTACCTATGTGGCGGTAAAGAGTATAAAGCTGATGAAGAACTACCTGAAGAGGGCGAAATAGAACTGAAGCCTATCAAGTACGATGCTATTAAACTTCTTACAGGCGAATACAAAGGCAAACGTCCGTATATCATCATTGAAGTTAAGAACGCAGAGGCATCAATCCTCACAGACGAAAATGGTGACGATATTATTTATGAGTATCAGGGCGAAGAATATTTAGCTGCCCAAATGGACTATACTTTAGGAAAGGTGTTAGAGAAACATATAGATTGATTGTTTAATTTAAAAATTATTGCTGAGTCGCAAGAAGAGTAAACAGAGTAGCCGGACCGCGCAGAAACATGAATGGCGCAGGGGCTGGCGGTAGATTAGTAGCCAATCGTAGGGGGACGGCAAGTGCCACCCAGTTTGGTTCACGTAGGCAGCGTTACAGTGACCTCCGTGTTTCATTTGGATTATCAGGTGGTTAGCTATGAATAAGGTAGAGCAAGCGAACCGATATATAGACCTCATTCGAGTAAAATCGAATGAGGCTATAAATTCATAAAAAGGTATTGGTATGGAAGAAATATGGAAACCAGCATTTGGATTGGTTGATATGTATGAAGTTAGTTCATTAGGGCGTGTCCGTTCACTTGATAGATTTATCTATGAAAAAAGCGGAAAGAAAAAATGGATTAAAGGTAAGACTCTTAGTCCTTCTACGGATGCAGGTGGGTATAAATTCTTTCATGCTACTATTGATGGTAAGAAAACTTACTTCAAAGTTCATCGCTTAGTATATCAGTCGTTTATTGGTATTATCCCTATTGGCATGGAAATAGACCATATGGATAGAGATAAAGCTAATAACTTTTTGCCTAATCTAAGAGTTGTGACAAGAAGGGATAACTGCAATAATAGAAATTCTACGAAAGAGTGCATAGGGGTTAGATTCTGTAAGAAAAACTATATCATAGGAATTTTCTATAATGATCGACAGTATTATTTAGGTACTGAAGCGAGCGAAGAGCAAGCGCAGTCTGTGTACCATGAAGCTAAAAAGGCAATAGAAAATGGCACTTTTGAATCTTTCTATGAAACAAGAAAATTTCGGAAAATTAAGGATTTACCAAAACACATATTTTATCGGCAAAGAAATAATACATACGCCGCAAGTGTGAAGGGGAAATATATTGCAGAATCTAAGGATTTGGAATATGTAAAGTCTAAACTTCAAGAATTTTTGTGTTCAAATGAATAAGGTATTGGAGACATATAAGCATATTGAGGTTGTTGCAGAACACTCTAAATCCTGCATATTATTTTTATCACTCGGTAAAGACTCGCTTGTTCTGCTTGATTTAATCTATCCAAAGTTTGATCGTATCGTATGTGTCTTTATGTACTTTGTTAAGGACTTGGAGCACATTAACCGGTGGATTGGCTGGACAAAAGCCAAATATCCAAAGATTGAGTTCGTGCAAGCACCTCACTGGAATCTCACTTACATTCTTCGTGGCGGGTTGTATTGTGTCCCTAATCCAAAAGTAAAGTTGCTGAAACTTGCGGATATAGTACAAGCTATGCAGTTAAAGTATGGTGCTTATTACACATTCTTGGGAATGAAGAAAGCGGATGGCATGAATAGACGTTTGATGCTGAAAGGATATGAATCCAATGGGTACGAGAATAACGGCATGGTTTATCCTTTGGCTGATTGGAATCAAAGGGATATTCTAGCTTACATGAGGCAACATAATTTACCCGAACCTGTCCGATATTCATTGAAAGCCAGTTCGGGAGTTGGCTTCAATCTTGACTGTATGCTTTGGATGGAGAAGAATTACCCACAGGACTTACAGAGAATTTACAAAGTGTTCCCAATGGCTGAAAGAGTGCTTTGGGAATATCATAACAAACAAAATTAATAGGAGGATTGCCGAGTTAGAAAGAAAACCATGTCTCAATTAAAAGCGCAGGCACAGCGTGTTTATAGTAATATAAATTGGAACAAAAGTGGAGCTTATGTTCGTGCTAATAAGATAAATAGAGCATTTCAAAATTCAGCTAAGGCACGTGGCTTTGGTTTAAGCAATGGCTAACATGGAACTATCAAAGTACATAAAGAGCGAATCGGTAGAACTTAATCGTTCTGCCATTCACTTTGCTGACTATAATCCAAGGAAACTATCCGATGAATCACGCAAGACATTGAAACGTGGTATTAAGAAATTCGGTTTGGTCGGTGGAATTGTAGTCAACAAACGTACAGGTCTTACCGTAGTCAGCGGACATCAGCGTTTATCGGTCATGGATGAATTGCAGAAGTTCCCCGATAACGACTACAAAATCCGTGTCGATGTCATAAACGTGGATGAAAAGCAGGAGAAGGAATTAAATATTCTGATGAATAACCCGAACGCGCAAGGTACATGGGATTTCGATGCACTTGCACAAATTGTTCCTGATATTGACTGGAAAGACGCTGGTCTGACTGATGCTGACTTAAATATGATTGGCGTTGACTACCTATTGCAGACAGAAGAGGAAAACTCTATTGCAGATGCTCTGTCTGATATGATGTTGCCTGTTACCGAACTGAAAGAAGCAGATAAAGCCGCTAAGCAATTAGAACGTGCCGAGAAGGTTGCCCACATGAAAGAAGTCAAGCAGCAGGTAAAGGAGAATGCACAGAAGCAAGCCGAGAATATGGATGCCTATGTAATGCTCTCTTTCGATACCTACGAGGCTAAAGCCGCATTCTGTAAACGGTTCGGTTATGAGCCGGATATGAAGTTTATCAAGGGAGAAGTCTTTGATGAGCAAATTGAAAGAATAGATTAGTAACTTAAAATTAGGAGAATTGCCGAGTCAGAAGAAGAAAGACGGTGAAACAACTCGAAAATCAATACGAAAGATTGAGAAACAGTGAGCACATGCTTGGAAGAAATGCTTTAAGGAATGAGTTAAGAGTACGAAACGCTTTTATCAATACAAGAAGCAGGATGGAAAAAACAACCGCGAGCAGAGGTTTAAGTAACGGATAAGATTATGAGTAATAGTGAATCTCAAAAAACAAAAGGTCGTGGAGGAAGAAAGCCTAAGTTTGATTATACAGACAAGGACTTTCTTTCTCTCATAGAATCGTATGCAAAAAAGGGGTTCACAGACAAGGAAATCGCTTTTGCTGTAGGATTGGCTCCACAGACATTTTGCGAGAAGAAAAGTCAGTACTCTGAATTAAGTGAAGTATTAACGCGCGGGCGGGCTACCATAACTGCAACAGTCCGGGCAAAGTTCCTAGCTATGGCTTTAGGTGGTGTCAAGACAAAAAGCACCACTATCAGAAAGATTAAGGACAGGGACGGGAATCTAACAGGTGAAGAAGAAGTTCAAGTTGTAGAAGGTGAGCTGGCTCCCAGTTTACAGGCGCAGTCTGTTTGGTTGTATCATTATGATGAAGATTGGAGAAAGGTTGAACGCAAGCAGGATGAAGATGCCGATGTTCCTACGGATATAGAGCATGGCATTAGCATTGACTCCTGGATTAAAGACAAACTGAAATGATAATACCCCAAGAAATTTATCACCCATTATATACCGATACGGAGAAGTTCATTATCCTTATCACCGGTGGCCGTGGTTCCGGTAAGTCTTTTAATGCTTCTACCTTCATAGAACGGTTAACTTTTGAAATGAAGGAAGTTGAGAAGATTGTGCATCAGGTTCTTTATACCCGCTATACGATGGTTTCTGCCGGTATGTCTATCATTCCCGAAATGATGGAAAAGATAGAGCTTGACGGAACGACCAAGTATTTCAAGACCACCAAGACAGATATAGTAAACAAAATGACTAAGAGCCGTATCATGTTCCGGGGTATTAAAACATCTTCGGGTAATCAGACGGCAAAGCTGAAATCCATTCAGGGTATCACTACTTTCGTCTGTGATGAAGCGGAAGAGTGGACGAATGAAGAAGAATTCGACAAGATAATGCTCTCCATCCGCAAGAAAGGGATTCAGAACCGGATTATTATTATCATGAATCCTTGCGACTCCAATCACTTCATCTATAAAAAGTACATTGAGAATACTCATAAACTGGTAGAGATTGATGGTGTGCAGGTACAAGTCTCCACTCATCCGAACGTGCTTCATATTCATACTACTTACCTTGATAACCTGGAAAACCTTTCTCCAGAGTTTCTGAAAGAAGTTGAAGATATGAAGGTGAGCAATCCTGAAAAGTATGCTCATGTGGTTATCGGACGCTGGGCTGATGTAGCGGAAGGTGCCGTATTCAAGAAGTGGGGTATTGTTGATGAATTTCCTCCTTATGCTAAAAAAGTGGCTCTTGGACTTGACTTTGGTTTTACACATGACCCATCAGCTTGTGTTAAGTGTGGAATTGTCAATAATGATTTGTATATTGATGAAGTATTCTATAAAACAGGAATGCTTGTGTCTGACCTGATAAGGGAATTGAAAAAAGAGAATCTTCATGTTTATGCTGATAGTGCCGACCCCAGATTGATACAAGAAATAGCTAATGGAGGAGTTATAATATATCCAGTACAGAAAGGAGCTGGTTCAATAGTTGCAGGCATAGAACGGATAAAAGACTTTGATAATGTCTTTCTAACCAAACGTTCTTATAACTTGCAACAGGAAAAACGCAATTACATATGGGCGAAAGATAAAGACGGGAACTTTATCAACGAACCTGAAGATCACGATAACCATGGAGAAGATGCTACCCGCTATTATGTTAATGGGCATATCTTCGGGCAAATAATAAAACCCAAAAGCGTCAGTAAATCAGATTTAGGAATCTACTAAAATAATGATATGAATAACTACCTACAACAAATAATGACTTACTTCCGCAATCTGGCTTTGAATTCGGCAGGTGTAGAGCGGAACTTATATCAACTGATCCAGGATGGAGATATTGAAACGGCTATTGATATGATGCAGAGCCGGGATGATGAAGTGGATTCTGCTATCAAGGAGTATAATCCTCAAACACATGAGGTAATGTCCAGACCTAACAAATATCGAAAAAAATCCGATGATTATATTACTGAAAAACTCCCGCGATCCCGGCAAAGATACATCAACGAAGTAGAATTGTTCTTCTTGCTTGGAAATCCCATCAGATGGAAGAAAGAAAACGGCTCTGACGAAGCGTTCGCCTTGTTTATGGACTTCATTAAGAGTACTCGTTTCAATTCCACTATAAGACAGGCGAAAAGGCTGGCTGGTGCTGAAACGGAATCAGCCAAGATCTACCATCTGTATAGAGATGATAAGACAGGAGAACGGCAGGTAAGAAGTATGGTGCTGGCCCGTTCCAATGGCTATAAACTTCGTCCTTTGTTTGACCAGTATGGGAACATGACTGCCTTCGCTTATGGGTACAAACTAAAAGAAAACGGTAAAACTGTTCAGCACTGGGATATTCAGACACCAGATATGCTTTTCTTTTGTCGGAAAGGAAATATTGGGTATGAGGTAGAATCTTATCCGAACCCTACAGGAAAGATTAATGTACTGTATTATAGTCAACCCAAAGCATGGGATGGAGCGGAACCAAGATTAAAGCGTGAAGAGATTTTGGATTCAAAGGTAGGAGATACCAACAATTACTTTGCCGATCCTATAGCGGTTGCATCCGCCGATGTTATTGATATGATGTCGGATCCTAATAAACCAGGTAAGCTGATTCAGTGCCAAGGGGCTAATTCAAAGTTCGAATATGTCAATCCTCCGCAATCATCTGAAACCAGAGAGGCAGAGAAGCAAGATTTGAATGATTCCATCCTGTTTGATACCTTCACTCCTGATTTCTCTTTCGATAAGATTAAAGGCATGGGCACTCTCTCCGGGGATGCAATCAAGAATGCCATGATCTTGGGATATATTAAGAGGGATAACCGGAAAGAAATGTATGAAGAACTTATAGATAGAGAAAAGAATCTAATTATAAGTATCTTGAAGTATCTCCATTTGGATAAAACTGCAGGATTGGACAAGCTGGAAATCTCCTTTGAATTCTCTGAACCGTTTACTGAAGATAAGCAAAGAACATGGAATGCTATCGGTAAATTATATACTGATGGAATAGCATCACTTGAACAGGTTGTTCAGATGCTGGCGCTGACTGACGCTCCAGAAGAAGAAGTTGAAAGAATAAGGAGTGAAAAAGGAAATGAGAAAGGAGATATCTTAAAAAATGATCTTATTTTGAATGCGTAGTCTAAAAAAATAGGAGGTATAAATTTCGTATATGAAAAGATAGAGCATAAAGTGGTAACTCTATTTCGAATTACTACTATTTTTTATAGCAAAAATTATAAATATCAGAATATAATTTTGGATTATAGAATTATGTTCGTATCTTTGTCATATAATAATTGAGTAACCAATGAGAATCTTTACAGAACAAGCGTTAAAAGAATATGCAGAGGAGCACCCTGATTCAAAGGTAGCTTTACAAGAATGGGCTACTATCGTTAAAAGAAGTGAGTGGACTTGTTATGCTGATGTCAAGAAAACATTTAATAGTGTAGATAATGTAGGTAACCAGCACTATGTGTTCAATATTAAAGGCAATAACTATCGTTTGGTAGTAGTCATTAAGTTTACTGTTAAGTTTGTGTATGTTCGCTTTATTGGTACTCATAAAGAATATGATAAAATAGATTGCGCTAATATTTAGGATTATGACAAAAATAGAAAATCAAGCCCAGTATGAATGGGCAGTAAAAAGAGTAGAGGAGCTTCTTCCATTAGTGAAAGACGATACTCCTTTGGACGATCCGAATACTATAGAATTGGAGCTTCTTTCTAATTTAGTTGCTGATTATTCAGAAGAACATTTCGCTTTGGGAGAACCAACGCTTGTAGATGTTCTTAAACTTCGTATGTACGAAATGGGACTGAATCAAAAATCACTAGCACAGTTGGTTGGTGTTAGTCCTTCCCGTCTTAGTGATTATATTTCCGGTAAATGTGAACCGACTTTGAAGGTTGCACGTGAGATCAGCCGGAAGTTGAATATAGATGCTAACATTGTATTGGGGGTATGATTAATATTAATGAATTAAGGATAAATAGTTTGGTATTGAAAGAAAATCCTAATATCAAGCAAAATGAAATATGCAAGATCTTTTGCATAAATGGTGAGGATAACTGTGTCAGTTTGGAACGGTTAGGGAAAGTCGTTGATAGCGTTGGGAAAGTAACAAAAATTTCTATCACCCCCCAAGAAAGGTATATTTTCCCTGTTAACCCTGTTGATATTCATTGTATAGAAAGCTTTCTTCTTACGGAAGAATTGCTTTTAAAGTGCGGATTCGTTTATAATGCAGATGATTGTTTTGATAAACAAAATATAAGACTTAGAATACTTGGTAACTCAATTAGCGTGGGTTGGGGATGTGAAGTGGGTTCTGGAAAAGAATGGCATGACACTAACATGGAAATAAAATTCCTTCATCAACTTCAAAACCTCTATTTTGCTATGACCAGCAAAGAGTTAGATGTAAATCTATAAAGAATATCGGAGCAGAGTTACAATCTGCGACTTTATAAATTCAGAGCTTTTAAATTCAAAGTAAAGCCGTGTTCTTTGATTGGTTCACGGCTTTTATCCTTTTAAACCTTTAAGTTCTTGAAACATTTTAGATATATGGGGGTATAAATGATTGAAAATATAAATATCAGCCTTTTGGTCATTCATATCATGTTTTATAAGAAATCCTTCTATCTTTTGTCTAACTTCAGAAAGAGGAATATCTTTTCTTTTTTCTCTTTCACCGAAATTCTCTTTTATATAGTTATAAGAATCTTGAAAAATATGACAACTCGAATCTCGTTTGTAATGTATCCATATTACTTCTTCTTCAGTTAAAAGATTAAGAATATTGTCTAAATGTTTTTTTAGTTCGAAATACATGGATAATTTTTCGCAATATTCACGAGATACAATTTTTTCTATATATTTTAGGCCTTCTTTGGGATTTATTAGGTCAGACAGTGTTATATAGTAAATATTGAAATAAAATCTATTGTATTCTTTTTTAAGTTCTTCATTCACCCCATATAATTTAATTAACCACTGCTTGAAAAGCTCTTGTTGGGCGAAAACTTGGTGTGAATATGTTATTGTTTTTTCTAAATCATCCATATGTTATTTATTTAAAGTCCTCAAAAATACAATTTTAAATTTATTTTTTCACAATCTTTCCTTGGTGAATTCTATACTACCCAATTATTTCCCTTTCCTTTCTTTCCTATCTACTTTTATACCGTATTTACGACAATGGATTTATTGTCGTGAATGGGAAGCTTAAATATTTACCAATCATTTGTATTGGTAGTATTTTTACTCTCACAAATTGATAACTAAAATTCATACTGTATGAAAGAAAAGATTTTCCAAAAGCTAAAACAAGAATTCTCCCATCTTGGGTTAGGCGATGTTATCCTACAGGCACATGCTGACAGTCTTTCGGCTATCGGTCTTGTTACTGACGAAAACATCAACACTGTTATTTCTGCACAAAAGGGATTCCTTGAGAACCTTCAGAAGACGAGTGACAAGCGTGTCACTGATGCTGTTTCCAAAGCTAAAGCTGATGCTAAAAAAGAGCTTGAGACGGAAGAAGCAAGGAAGAAGGCCGAGGAAGAAACTAAAAAGCTGGAAGAACAGGCTAAACGGGAGAAAGAAAAGGATATGCCGGAATGGTACAAGGCAGAGAAAGCAGCCACTGAAAAAACAATCCAAGAGTTACTTAATACGAATAAGACTCTTCTGGAGGGTTTGGACAGTATCAAGAAAGAGAATGATACTTTTAAGGCTGAAAAGACAGTTGCTGAACGGAGCAATCTGATCGTATCCAAAGCCAAAGAATTGGGCATACCACAGTGGCGAATTGAAGAAGGCTTCTCTATTGCATCCGATGCAAATGAGGAAGCAATCACTTCTCACCTTACTACGGTAGCGAACAATGTTAAGGCGCAATTACTACCAGGCAATAAAACATCATTCCCTCTGTCAGATAATAAGCCAGATAAGGGAGAAGTAGATGCAATTGCCAGATCATTAGTCGGTTAATAAAAAAACAACAGGATGACAAAAGCTAATTTAAACAATGAAAGAGAGCAGATAATCTTCGGTGATGATTCAATCGTCATTCAGAAGTACATTTCCGGCATTAAAGGTGGCCGGACGCTCGATGTTACCGGTTTTTCGGAAAAGGTAATTAAAGCCGGTCATATTATTATCCGAAAGGATAGTGATGGGACGTATAAACCTATGCCCGTGACAAACGATGCTTATACAGCATTACCGGAGGGGCATAGTTATGCAGGAGTACTGTACCGTAGTATTCGTACGGCAAAACCGTTTGCGTCAATTATGACGTGGGGAGAAGTAAACGATGTGGCAAAACCCTATGATATGGCTTCCATTCTGGATGCATTCAAGGCGGCTTGCCCTCATATTGATTTCATTAAAGACGAGGAGGCGTAGTAAATGGAAAAATCACTTTATTTAGAGTATGTTCAAAGGTTCTTTCCTCAATTGGTAATTTCCATCATTGAAAGATTGAACGAAAAGAGAGCTAACCAGCTTCCTTACATGTATAAGACGTTGCTTATACCTGATTTTTCAGCCGATGGACGTTGGTCCAGTATTCTGGCCGAGTATAACCGTGTAGCAGCCGATGTCGTTTCTTTGGATTCAGAACTTCCGTTGAAGACTCGTGACTCTATCGAAACTGCTTCCGGGGAGATTCCAAAGGTTGGTATGAAGCTTTATCTGACTGAAAAGCAGATGAAGGATATTGATGCAATGGTTGCACAGAATCTTCCTCTCAACCAGATTGTGAATAAGATTTTCAATGATCTTCCACGCTGCCTTGAAGGTGTATGGGAGCGTATTGAAGATATGTTCCTCTCTGAACTGTCAACCGGTATTGGTTTGAGCGAGCGCAACAATGGAACTGGTGTCCGCCTTGATGTTGGTTATTATACAGCCAACAAATTTGGTGTGTCTGTTTTGTGGAGTGATCCGGATACGTCAACACCTCTTGACGATATGCAAAAGGTATTCGATAAGGCCCTGGAAGATCAGAATACAGTCACTGACATCTGGTTGGATGATGCCGCTTTGAAAGGGCTCTATCAAAGTAAACAAGTCCGTGGTCAGTATGCTTTTGATAACAAGGTTACCGCGCAGGAAGGCGTTGGTGTCCCGACACTGGATTTCGACAAAGCAGCTCAAGTTGTAAAAACCAAATGGGATGTAACCCTTCATCGTGTTGCCCGTAAAATCAAGACGGAAATCAATGGTGTTAAGAAGTCTCACTCTCCTTGGCAACAGGGTATGGTGGTATTCACTTGCGATGAAAAGCTTGGTTCTTTGGTATGGACTAATACTGCCGAAACAACTCGCCGTGTTGCTGGTGTTGAATATCAGGTGGCAAATGAATTCATTCTGCTGTCTAAGTACTCAAAGAATGATCCATTAAGGGAATTCACTTCTTCTCAGGCTATGGTTGTTCCTATCATCAATAATGTTGATAGAATCTATACGTTGGACTCTAAAACTGTACAGGCATGAAAGTAAAAGTAATAACTGTTTTTCGTGATACGTTTACTCACCAGCTCTATAATCTGGGTGAAGTTATCGAGATCGAAAATGAAGTACGTGTGCAGGATTTGGAGGAACGCAAACTTGTAGAGTGTATTGAAAAAAAGAAGGAGATAACAATCTCTCTTTTTGATAAAGAGTTTGAGAAAAAGGTATTGGTTGATATTTTGAAGTCTCTCGGTGAGAAAGCATCAATGAACATGAAGGAGGAAACTCTTATTGCAAATATTACTGCTTTGGATGAAGAGAAGACGGCCGAGCTTAAAGAAGCCCTTGATATTATGTAAAAGGCTAGGGTAGTGTTTCTACCCTTCCACTGTTTAATTTTATAAATAAGTAAAGAAATGAAGAATTTTATTTTTGCCATGTGTGGCTTTTTGATGATGTCTTTGTTCTCCTTGAACGTCCAGGCATCGAGTGTTAGTGAACCTTCCAAGTGTGAAAGTGTAACCCCATCGTTTGATGTCGGTCTGCCGGACATTAAGTGTGTCACCTTTGAAGCCGCTCCGGTGAACTGCTTTGTACTGACCGCACCGCAACCCGTATTTATGATTGCGGATAGTCCGGCTATGCAAAGTGCCATGAATGTAGCTATGCAGGGAAAACAAATTATAGTCCCTAAATGTCCGTTCCGGTATATTTATAAGTCGAAGTATTGTACGCAATATAGTTACATAGCATATAGCAAACTGATTACACCATACTAAGATGACAACACTTGACTACATAAAGCAGAGATTCTCCTACATCGGTGAAATATCCGATGCGGGAGCTTCTGATTTCGCTGTTGATTTTGTAATAAAGACAGAAGCAGAAATGACAGATGAAATGAAGAAAACGATTTCGGTCTTAATCGATGGATTTATTGAGAAAAATATTCTTCATCCTACATCAATGAGTGAAGGTGGGGTTTCCATATCTTATGGGGCTGATGCTATCAAAAATTATGGTCTTTTGATGCTTAAGAAATATGGAATAACCTTGAATGATGAAATTTCTGCTTTGGTAGGCTTTAGTGTGATTAAGGATGTATCTAATCTTTGGTAATTATGATTCCACAGTTCAGACCTCACATATTACAGTATCAAGTAACCATCGGAGAGTATGAGGATGAAATAGGTGATTATCATCCTGGTGATTCTCACTTTGAGGGTGATATTCCTTGTCGATTCGAACCGAATGGTAAAGCCAATACTATTGCTTTCGAAGATGGTAAAACATACGTGTATCAGTATGTGGTTTATCTGAACCAGAATTGTAGGGAGTTCGAGTATGGTGATATCATCCGTCTTTTGAGAGATGGGGTTGTAGTTGAAGAGAAACAGGTGCAAGGGTTTCATAGAGGGCAACTAAATGCAAGATTATGGGTGTAAAGATGACAACACCAATGGCAGGGATTGATGCTCTGTTTGCTTCCGAAGCAGTAAAGAATGATAAACTTGTTATTCAGGCATTATCTAATCTTGGGGATATGTGCATAGCTGAAGCTAGAGACAGGGCAGAAGAAGACAGTTGGTTCAACCAGACCGGAAATCTGCGAAGTTCTATTGGTTATATCGTTGTCGTCCATGGTCAGGTAGTCAAGAAAACAGGGTTTGAAACTGTATTAAATGGCTTTGAAGGTTCGAAGATTGGCGAAGAACTAGCGGAAGAACTTGCAGGAAAGTATTCAAATGGATATACCTTAATCGTTGTTGCCGGGATGAACTATGCTGAATATGTAGAAGCTAAAGATGGTAAATCTGTTCTTGCATCTGCTGAACTATTGGCTCATTCTGAATTTTATAATGTGATGGAGAAACTTAAAAGCCAATCAGTAAGATGAAATCAGATATTGAAATAAAGGATGATATTTACCAAATAATCAAAGGCTCTGCACTTGAAAAGGCTGTTACTGGAAAGTTGAAAAAAACTAGACGTCCAGCTAATTCCAATAAAGAGGACATTGTAATTTCCATACTTGAAAACGGTAGCGGTCAAGTTCAGGAGGCTTTTGTGAATGTGAATATCTATGTTTCTGATGACGTAAGAGATGGACAGGCCGAAGAGAATTCGTCCCGGCTTCGTCAATTATGTAAATTGGCTACTGAACTTCTTGAAGTGCAACGTGGAGAAGATTACCGCTTTACGCTCGATAAACAAAGGGTAATGGAAGTGAACGGTAAAAACGAACACTTCATCAATAACAAATTATTGTATAAACAAGTAAATGAATAAAGATTATGGCACAATTATCATGGGGTAAACCCTCAATTGAATTTGGCAAGTGTGGGGCTGATGGTGCTGCACCTACCACATGGACCAAACTTCCTTATGATCCGGTGGAGAACTCTACCAAGTTGACACCAACCAAAGGTGAAAAGAAGGAAGCCAAAGTAGAAGGCGGTGAGAATGAAGCCGTGAAGTATGCAAAGAATACCTATGTGTTCGAGTTCGAGGTTCGTGCGGCTCTTGGTCGCTCTAAACCTATCGAAGATGTAGACGGAGTAGTAGCGGAGGAATACGCTTTCCGTCTGACACCGGAGAACCCAGAATGCGAAGGCTTCCTGATTGAACGTTCTACAGTATCAGTTGAAGATACATTTGACACCGCTGAAGGTAAGAAATGGAAGTACACTGCTGATGTCCTGAAACCTAAAACAGGCAATCAGGTTAAACCTTACACTGCGCAACAGTTGCCAGTGGCTCCTAGCTCTCTTGTTTTTGAGAAAGAGGCTGATACTACAGGGAAGGCTATCACCGTAACCACTACAGGAGCTGTTGCTGCTGTATCAAGTGAATCATGGGCGACTGTTGCTGTTGCTTCAAAGACCGTAACAGTTAAAACCTCTGCTAATACAGGTGCTCTTAGAGCTGCGAATATTAGTATCATGGCTGATGGAAAGACTTCCGTTGTCACCGTATATCAAGCAGGAGTATAAAGAAAAGCGGGATGTAACACACCTCATCCCGCATCTGCGGCTTTCGTATAACGGTAGTACATAAGTCTCCCTGACTTGAAGTCTTGGTTCGAATCCAGGAAACTGTTCTAATAAAACTCTACATCATGGAAGATAAAGAAATACTTGAAATGGGTATTGCTGATACAATCATTGAAAAGCCAATAGGTTTTATTGTTGATGAACAGCATTTCTACATATATCCTGTTACATTAGGAAAGACATATATTCTAGCTAGGCTGTTGAAAAGTCTGGAGACTAATGAAAAAGGGTTGGTCAGTAATCCATATATGGAAGCATTACGTTTGTGTACCGGGAAGAAAGATGTTGTCTGCCGCATTTTAGCCTATCATACATTCAATAGAAAAGAAGAACTGTTTGATAATGTCCAGATAGATGATCGGGTGAATTTGTTTGTAGATAAACTGGATTTGGAAGAACTAGTTACATTGTTTACTCTTGTTCTCTCAAGTGATAATACAGAAGAGTATATCAAATACTTCGGAATAGATAAAGAACGTGTAGAACGCACAAGAATCGCCTCAGTAAAGAAAGATAATAGTAGTATAACCTTTGGTGGAAGAAGTATCTATGGAACAATGATTGATTTTGCCTGTCAACGTTACGGGTGGACAATGAATCATCTTCTATGGGAGATCAGTTATGCCAATCTTAAAATGCTTATGGCAGATACTATAACTACCATCTACCTAAGTGAAGAAGAACGAAAACTGCTTGGAAAGAGTGTAGGGGAGGTGATAAATGCGGATGATCCGAGGAACAGAGAGTTAGTGAGGGCGATGTTGAGTGAGTAAATAAAAGCCGGAATGACTCCGGCTTTTATTTTGGGACTACCAATTATCTTCTGATTTATTCCCCATGTTTGAAATGATATTATTAATCAATCCATTTAGTGTATTGTTAAAATCGTCAATAGTTCCCTGTTTCTTAGGATTCGCTTTTCCCTTCTTGAAAACACTTTGAGCCTCTAGCCATCCTGAAAATGGAGAAATATCCGCAGCAGTATCTGAGAAAAAGCGTGAAATAACTGGAGCATCAACTCTCAACTTCCCTTCTTTGAATTGAAATTGTAGTACATACTGAATAGAAAATGCCACTTTAATCCCCATCATCGCTTTTAAAACAACACAATTTTGACTAATACCATTTATTGAAATAACTTCTCCCTCAACTTTACTTATTACATCTTTGGGAGAATTATATAATTTGGTTACTGCGACCAGAGTTTCAGAGTACAATTCATCTTTGGTTTTTCCATCAAATGGAATAACTACAAAATTTTTGCCATCTGACGAATTAACAAAACTACCATCCGCCTGCAATTTGAAATCAACCGTCTTTTGTGCATTTACATTTCCCATAAATGCCAGGGCAGACATCACTAAGAATAAAATCTTCTTCATAAATGTATGTTTTAATTAGAGTTTGAATAACAAATTAAAACACTTATCTACAAATAACCAAATTTAGTCCCAACTAATTGAATTTAGAACCGCATTTTGATGCTATCCCCTCTCTATTTTACTCCTATCTCTATATTTTTCCCACAATGAGGACAAGTTAATGAAGCAGTATCACTATTGGGCTGCTCGAAAAGTTCAGTAACCGGAGCACTAAACTCCGGCTATTTTTTTAATATCAGTCCGTTCCTTATGGTTCGGACTTTTTATGTTTTAAAGTTTTGGATTAGTATTATTTTCAACTTTCTCACGACATTTCCTCCATTGTCGTGCATCAAAAGTACAAAAACATCTTTTTCATCTCCAGTTCTCTTACTTTTATATCTAGTTTTCCATAGTGCAGATTGTGGGACTCATTTAGAACATAATAGAAAAATATATGGCTGGCTTACACTTTGATGCAACGCTCGAAAACTCTGGTTTCATTCAGAAATTGGAAGAAATCAAGAAAGGTATAAAAGAAACTTCAAGGCTTATTGAGGAAGAAGGAAAGCGCATTGACTCCATAAATCAGAGGTTTGAATCTTTTGATGAAGAGGTGCTAAAAATGTGTGGTAACCTCAATAAGTATTTTGATGGTCTTTTGAGTAAAGTGGAGTCAATGGCTTCTATGCTTCAAGTCGGGAAAGTTGAACTAAGTGCTCCAGCTATCAAATCCGATGACATTTCCACTCGGCAGTTGGAGGAATTACGATCTCGTAATGCTGAACTTACAGCAGAATTAGAGAAGCAGAGAGCAGAGATTAAGCAGCAACAAGAAGAGTGGAATAAACTAGCTACTGCCATCAAGTCAAACAATTTAAGTGTAGTAGAACAATATAAACAGGCTACAGCATCTTCAACCAATGCTGTTAAAGATGCAAAATTAGAATTGAAAGGATTGTCTAAAGAATTGGATGATAACCTTAAATACTATGATAAACTTGCGGTTCAGGCAGCAGCGTATAAAGAAGAACTTATAAAATTACAAGATGCTCAAGCGAAAGGAATTGCCAGAGTGGTGACTGGAGCTAATGGCACTTCTATGCCCGTAAATGATGAAATTGATAGATTAAAAAACAGTTTAAATGAAGTAAGAGAGAATCAGAAAGGTGTTTCACAGGAAATCACAGCACAGAGGCAGCGCCAGGTAGAATTAAATACTGTAATTGAACAAGGTAATGAGAAGCATGCCCGTACTCGTACTCTTATCATGAACTCCAGAGAGGCGATGATTCAAATGCGTTCTGCTGGGTTGCAAAATACGATGCAGTACCAACAAGCAGGAGAGGAGTTAGGAAAGATGCGTTTGCAAATGAAGCTTGTAAATGCGGAAATGGAATTTCTTGCTAATCCTAATAAAGGTCTTGCCACGCTCAAAGCCGGTTTATCTGGTGCTGCTACATCTGCTAGTTTAGTTGTAGGGATTATGGGATTGTTTAATGATAAGAGCGAGAAAATGGCTGAGTTACAGACTAAGATTCAGTCATTGATGGCGGTAGTCGTCGGATTGGAAGGTACTTATGGGATGCTCAAAAAATCCAATACCTTGATGCTTGCGATTGAAAATGTTCGGCGTAAGGCTATAATTGCTTCTATGGCATTAGAGACAAAAGCGAAGACTACCAATATTGCATTAACGTGGTCTGAAGTCGCAGCGCAAAAGGCTTTAAATATTGTTGCTAAAGCCAATCCGTATGTTTTATTGGCTACAGCTATTCTGACTGTTGTTGGAGGTGTTTGGTTGCTTGTTGAAGCAAATAGAGACGCAAGGAAGGAAATAGCAGAGTTTAATAAATCTGTTGCTGAAAGTGCTGCAACTCCAATAGCTAAAGTTGAAGAATTATCAATGAAGTGGAATAGACTTGGTAATGATTTAGATGCAAAAAAGAAATTTGTAGATGATAACAAAAAAGCTTTTAATGAGTTAGGACTTGCAATCCTTGATGTGGTAGATGCGGAGAATCTTCTGAATAGCAATAAAGATTCCTTTATCAGTGCGATGATTGAGAAGGCTAAGGCAGCGCAATATATAAAACAGCAGGAAAAAAATATCGCAAAATTAATACTGGCAGAACAAAATATAGAATCAAAAAAGAATGCTAAATATGAAGATTCGTACTACTCCAATGGTGAATCCATCTCTGCGGAATCTAAAAGAAAGGCAGCAGTTGCTTCAGCAGAGAAACAATACGATGAGATCGCAAAGAAGATAAAAGAAGGATATACACTGGCTGCAAATGCGGAAGAGGAGGGTGGGAAAAAACTGAAAAATGCAAGAATTAAGAGTGCTGATGATGCGGAGAATTTAGTAGATGATTATACCTATAAAATGATGACAGGAATGGATAGGGGAAAAGGGAATTTTGAATCATTTGCCGCATCAATCTCCAATGGGTATAAATCTTTACTAGATACAATGAAGAATGAAACTATGACATTCTCTGAAAAAATAGGAAATTACTTTGGCTCTCTTTTTAGTCCTGAAGGGAATGATAATAGTGTATCAACAATCGGAGAACGTGTAACACAACTTCGAACAGACTACCTCAATGCCCAAAATAAATTGAAAGATTTAAGGAAGCCCAGTTCAAAAGCAAATCAAAAAGAGATAGATATCGCCCAAAAGGAAGCTGATAAGATCGCGAATATATATAAGAATTTAACAGGCAAATCAATAGATGATAAATCAGCTCAAAATAAAGCAGAAAAGCTCCGTGAGCAGCAAGAAAAATATGCTACTTTGATGAATAAGCAAGCTTTAGAACAGAAACGCTCTGCTGAAGACCTTCAAACCCAGACCGATCAAGCCCGTATTAATGCAATGCGTGAAGGCAATGCCAGAACACTTGCCCAAATGAAGTTTAATCATCAGAAAGAGATGCGGCAGCTAGAACGGCAACAGGAAGATGTTTTACGTAAGAAATTAGAGAATACTAAATCTGCTTTTGAAGCTAATCCGTCAAATAAGGGAAAATCTTTTAGCAAGGTCTACGAAGAAGCAGTAAACACTCAAAAAACTGGTGATGAAATGGTTTCTTTGTTTGGTGGGGGAAATGTAGACCTTCTCGCTCGTCCAATGATAGATGCTGCAAAGCTAGTTGAGAAAGGATGGAAAGATGCAGGAGACGGTATTGCTACTGTGTTTAGTTCCGCTTATGAGGTTGAACAAGACGGAAAGAATGTTTCAATACAAGTGACTCCTATATTACCGGATGGAACAGTAATGAGTCAGAATGAGCTTGAATCATATATAGATATTCAACTTAATGGAGCCAAAGATGTACTTGAAGCTGATAATAAAGGGATAGTCATACATGTTGATACAGATGTTAGTCCAGAGAAAGCAGAAGCATTCGGACAGAAACTACATGAATATCAGGAAAAATATTATGATGGAGTTTCGGGACTTTCAAAGAAAGGGCTTAATCTTGGGGATTTTTCTCTGTCAAAATCTGAAAAGGATTCTTTTTTTCAGCAAAAGGGATATCTTAATATTCAACATAAAAATGAGACTAAAGAGTATTATGATAATATTCTAAAAGAGTATCAGGACTACACCGACAAGCGTCTTGCCATCGAAACAAAATTCAATAAAGACATTAAACTACTTGATGAACAAAGAGAAATAGCTGTTAAGAATGGCGATACCCAGCAGGTAGAACAGATAGATCGCGCCAAAGCTCAAGCTACAAAAAACAAGGGGATGGAGCTTATGAACCTGGATTATGATAAGCTGAAAGAATCTCCTGAATACGTTCGCGCATTTGAGAATCTGAAAGAAACGTCTTCTGAAACATTGAATTCTCTTCTTAATCAACTAGAGAATGCGAAGAGTGCGGCAGCTAAAGTTTTATCTCCTGATCAGCTACGAGAATATACAAGTACTATTCAATCTATCATGGATGAGTTGGATAGCCGCAATCCGTTTCAATCATTATCTGATAAGAAGAAAGAACTAGCAGAAGCGGAGGAAGAGCTAGCTAATGCGCAAATGGAATTAGAGAATGCCCGTCAGACTGCCGAGGCTGTCAAGGGTGGAGCACAAATTGAGAATGGTGTCAAGTCCTCAAAATTCAATGCGAAGACCGGTAAGATAGATTCCACAAAATCTTATTTATCAGAAGCACAAGCTCTTGATAAGGTAAAGGAAAAAACAGATAACTACAATGAGGCGAAAGATAAGACAGCAAAAGCAAGCTCTAAAGTACAATCTGCTGAAAGAAAAGTTGCAAGTGTAATAGGAGAATTGTCTGATTCCCTAAAAGGTCTAGGTTCTGCTATCGGTGGACAGGCAGGAGAAATAATCAACTTGATAGGTGATATTGGAAACTTTGCCATGACAGCAATGGCTGGAGTTGAAGGAGCGTCAACTACTACATCTACTGCTATTAAAACCGTTGAAAAAGCCTCCGTTATTCTTGCCATCATAGGCGCTGCTGTTCAGATTGCAACTAAGATTTTCGATATGTTCAGTAAGGATGATACAACGGAGAAATACGAGAAAGCGAAAGAAGCGTATGAATCCTATATCAATATCCTTGATCGAGTAATTGAGAAGCAACTTGAGCTAGCGGAAACTCTTACGGGAGACACGGCAAACGCTGTATATGAAGCAGCTATCGCCAATATAAAGAAACAAAGTGAGAATGCAAAAGTGCTGGGCAAACAGTATTTGAACTCCGGTGCTTCTGGAAAGTCCCACTCAAAGGGTTATGATGAAGTAGATGATATGTCCGGTGAAGGATGGAAACAAGCTGCGGAAACATTAGGCATGTCTGAAAAGGAATTTAAAAAGAAAATGGGTGGTCGTATGACTGGGCTATTTGATTTGACTGATGAACAACTTTTAAAGTTACAATCGGATGCCGGTATCTTCTGGTCCCAACTTGATTCTGATACGCAAAAATATGCCGATCAAATTGCAAATGGTGTAGGAAAGGTTGCAGAAGTGTTAGAGCAACAAATAGCTGATACAACACTCATTGATTATGATTCTCTTCGTTCAGACTTTCAGGACTTACTTTCTGATATGGATGCTGATTCCGCAGATTTTGCAGATAACTTCGAGGAATACATGCGAAATGCTATTCTCAACTCCATGCTTAAAGATGAATATATGGACCGATTAACAGCGTGGAGGGAGAAGCTATATAATGCAATGGACGATGGGGTAACCGAAGATGAATATAATGCTTTAAAGGCAGAAGGTCAACAGATAGCTGATGAAATGAAAGCGAGACGTGATGCGATGTCTGATATATATAAATGGGACAAAGATGATGATGAACGTGAAGCTTCAAAGAAAGGATTCGCTTCCATGTCGCAAGATTCAGCTGACAAGCTAGATGGAAGCTTTGCTGTAATGACTTCGCATACCTATTCTATAAATGAGGAAGTTAAGAGTATTAATTCAGGAACAGAAAAGATAGCAGAGAAACTGTCATATCTCATAAATATGGATAAGAACATGTCTGAAATGCTTCGGTGTAATGATACTATTGTTTCCCATTTATCAGACATCTCCAATTATACATCTAACCTTGTGGAAATAAGGGAGTTCATGTACGCTGTAAAGCTAGGAATAGACACGTTGAACACTAAAGGAATAACATTAAAGCGATGAAAGGACAACTCTACATAGACAATAAAGACGTATTCACCGAATTAGGTGTAGCTACCTTGCAAGGCAATTACGGAGAGTTGGTGGCTTTTCCGTCTTCCAAGACACCGGATAGCAACGACTGGACAGAAGAAGATGGTAAGGAGTTTGACTTGTCCTCTATCACCCTTGACAGCCGGGAGTTCTCCCTTGAGTTCGGCTTTTTCTCCGAGTGGAAGTTCAATGACTTTGTTGCCCTATTATCCGATAGTAGTTATCATGACTTCAACTTTCCACACCTTGGAAGAACGTTCAGACTGCGGCTTTCCTCACAGAACAGTTTCGAGATATACAGTAGTACCCAGCATTCGAAGTTCACTTTTGCCAACGACTTCCCCCGTCCGGATGATTATGTATATCTGGAGCCGGTCAACACCATTCCCTTGCCGGAAGGCTATGAACTGGACGGTGTGGATTTATCCGCCTATGGCGTGCTTATCCTCAAAGGAACGAATACGGAGATACTGAAGACACCTGCCGTCAAGAAAAACCTATTGCAGAACTTCAAAAGGCAAGATGGCGCAATCTACGACGGTGAATATGTGAAGTTCCAGACAAAGGACGTGAACCTCAAATGCTTGATGCGTGCACCGGATTTTGAGACGTTTTGGCGTAACCGTGACGCCCTTTTGCATGACCTCACCAAGCTATCTACAAAGACCGATGACGAAGGCTACGAGTATTCCGATGCGGAGCGTATATTTTATTGCGATGAGTGGTCTGAAAGCTATCCTTGCTACTACAAGAGTTGCAAGACGGATGATTTCAATCCTCTTGGGGGGATATGGTGGGAGTTTACGCTTACTCTCGTATTCACTTGCTTCCGGTTGGAAGAAACCGATTACCTTCTTGCCAGTGAAGTGGGTGAATTTATAATAACAGAGGACGGAGAATTTTATATAGATTTAAATTGATTTGCCATGCCATTAAAAAAGAAAAGAATATCAGAATTAGATGAAGCCCAGAACATGAAGGGTTTTTTTACCATCGGTTACCGGATAGTAAACGGTGTCAAAACGAGCTTGAAGTTCGGGCTAGAGAAGATTCAGACGGCATTAGATAATATGCTCAAGGCTACGAGTG